GCCGAACAGCGTGCGGAGGCGGCGGAGAAGGTGCTGCGGGAGATCATCGCCTGCACTCACCGCCCGAACCCGACCGACCGTTCGCGGATCGACATTGCACCCGGACAACATCGGCGTTTCCAAGCCGCGATAGAGGCGGCTATCGCCAAGCACGCAGGAGGCAACAATGGCTGAGGAGGGGCAGGAGGCCATGACCGTCGCAGAGATCGAGCGCATCATCGAGACAACCGAACCGCGCGAGATGTCCTCTACCGGCGATCGCGTTTGGACACGCCGCATGGCCGAGGCTCTTCACGGACGCCTCGCCACCGTCGAGCGCACCATCGCCAACGAGGCGCTGCGCAGGGCGGCGGAGGTGGTCGAGAACAATCAGGAATGGATGAGCATAGGCAAAGCCACCGCGCGAGGGCTCGACACCCGGATGCACGGCAATCAAGCGGGGCTTGCTTATGCCGACGCCATCCGCGCCCTCATCAAGGAGCCCGGCCATGAGTGATCGGGAGAGGGTTCTGCTCAAGCGCCGACCATTCGGGCACGAGGGGCCTCGCTGGTCCGCCTATTGGTGGTTCGTCGGGTGGGACTGCGTGTCGCTCGGCCTGCACGTCTGCTGGTCGAAGCCGAACGTCGAAATCCATCTCCCCTTTGGCTTTCTGAGGGTGGGCCGGACATGAACCTTGATCTCGACCAACAGGCGCTGGACCTGATCAACGCATGGGAAGCGGGAGAGTACCTGCACCCTGCGCAGAAGAAGGCGGCGCTGCAAGTTGTGGTCCGTGGCGCCCTCGCACAGGCGCGTGCGGAGGGGCTGAGGCAGGCGGCGGAGGTGGTCGAGGGGATGAGCCGTAACCCGGTCTACGGGACCGAACCCTCGGCGTCAGTCCTCGTCGCATCTGGACATGTAGCCGCCCGCCTTCGCGCGCTTGCGGAGGGCGGGGAATGAGGATCGCTTACGCTGACCCCCCGTATCCCGGTTGCGCGCATCTCTACGCCGACCACCCTGACTATGCCGGGGAGGTCGACCATGCCGACCTGCTAGCGCGATTGAACGCAGAATATGACGGCTGGGTTCTGCACACCTCGTCTCAGGCCGTCCCATTGCTGGCCCCGCTGATACCGCCGGGTGCGCGCTGGATGGCATGGGTAAAGCCCTTCGCTGCCTTCAAGCGCAACGTATCCGTCGCCTATGCATGGGAGCCGGTTATCGTGAAAGCCGCGCGCAAGCCTGTCGTGTCCAAGCGGCTCGTGATGCGCGATTGGGTGTCTGAACCCATCACCATGAAGCGCGGGCTTACCGGGGCAAAACCGGAGGCCGTGTGCCATTGGGCTTTCGAGATGGTCGGCGCTCGGCCTGACGATGATCTGCACGACCTATTCCCCGGCACCGGGGCAGTCATGAAAGCGTGGCGAACGTGGCAAGGGAAATTCACGCTTCCCGATGCGCCTCTTTTCGCTCGCGCGCTTGCGGAGGGCGGGGGATGAGCGACTTCCACGTCGAAAGCGTCGTGGCTGCGGCCCGCAAGCAGCGCACCTGTGAGCAGTGCGGGCAGCCCGTCGAGGTGGGATGGCCGTACCTGCGCGGGGCCGGGAGCTACGATGGCCAGATGTACAGCCACGCCACGCACATCGAGTGCCACGAAGCGGCGCAAGCGCTTGCCCGTCTGTTGGGCGCTTGGGGTGAAGACTACCCGTGGTTCAGGCACATGGACATTGAGCTGGAAGACCGCGAATGGCTGCTGAAAGAGCACCCGGTCGTGGCGGAACGGCTCGGAATTGGGGCAGAGTAAGGATTGGAATGAACATCACCAAGTCGCCAAGGCCGGGGTCCAAGCATGACCGCATGCTCGACCTCTGGATGACGGGACTCATCACGCCGGTCATCGCGAAGGAGCTGGGCTGGAGCAGCCGCACGGTGCGGCGGGCGCTCACGGCCTATCGCAAGATAGGAGAGCCGCGCGCCGTCCGCAGGCCTATGGGATGCACCAAGAAGGGCGAGCAATGGAACCCGCGCCACCCGGTGGCTACTTCCTGATGAACTACGGGCGTTGCATGCGCGACGCCCCGGATGGATGCATCTGCTGCAACCACCAGCACCCGCAGCACATGGGATGGCTGGGGAAACTGTGCCGTCACTGGGTGCCCATGGGAGCGGAATCGTGGCAGGAAATGATGGTGCAGGCGCGGGCATCCCGGCCGTCAAGAGGAGGGCGCGATGACATTCGAGATGGCGCTGCTGCAGGTGGCGCAGGGCAAGAAAGTCACCCGCGACGGGTGGCGGAACGTCACCATGTACCTGCGCGTCTGGGAGGCACTGGGCGAGCAGGAAGTGAGTGACGACGGCGACGTGTTCCAGCCCATCGTGCAGGTGATCGGCTTTCCCTACACGGTCGACGGCGAGGGCCACCCGGTGACCATGGGGCCGTCCGACATGCTGGAGACGGATTGGAGCGTGATCGAATGAGAGCCATGGGCCATTCCTTTGGCTTTGCTCTGGCGCGGATGAAAGTCGGCCAGCGCTATCGGAGGGCCGGTTGGCCCTCCGAGACATGGGTGACGATAGCCTCCGGGTGCGAGGCGACGGTGGTCATCGACGGGGAAGAGCGCGCTCTCCCGGTGGCGCCGTTCCTGATCATGCACTCTTCGGCCAAGCGCATGATGCCGTTCACTCCGTCGCATACCGACCTGACCGCAGAAGACTGGGAGCCACACGGTGGTGAAGAAGCATAAGGGGCTTCCGGTCCCCGGCTACAAGGCCCAGAGCGACTGGGCTGTGACCATGGTCAGCGAGAACAAGGTCATCGAGGAGCAGATCCTTCGCCGCATCGACGGATTTGAAGGGAAAACGCCCGGCCACGTCGACCCGCGCTGGCTTGCGGAGTCGCGAATCCATCTAGAGATCGCTTTTATGCTTCTCAACAGGGCGATCTTCCAGCCGCACCGCATTGCGCTGCCGGACGAGGAGGATGACGGCGCATAGGAGGCGAGATGCGGCTGGCGGCTGGGGCAATGGCGCTGCTCATGGGGCTGAGCGAGGCGCATGGGCATGACATCTACAAGGGCGTTTACGGGTCTTCCGGCAGGCTCTGCTGCGGCGGCGACCCAGTGACCGGCGATTGCGAGGCTCTGGCGCCGGAGCAGATCACGGAGCTGCCGGACGCCTTCGTGTTCCAGTCGAGGCGCTACAACTCGACCGTTCTGGTCCCCAAGTCCAAGATCGAGTACAGGGCGATCCCGGGAGAGATCCCGGGGACGGCGGGTCACTGGTGCGGCGTGCCGCGCATCGCCGACCCGACACCGGAGCAGCCGGACCCGGCACACCTGACCTATTGTGCGTTCGTGAACCCCGGGAGCACCTGATGAGCGAGCCGAGCGAAGACGCCGACAAGGTCGTCCACCTGTTCGGGGCGCCCGACGAGCGCTCCGGCGAGTGTCTCGAATCGGACGGAGACAAGGGCGATTCGATGCGCGAGGGCCTGCTGCAGGTGCTCGACAATCTGCGCGAGCAGGTAGCGTCGCGACGCATCCGCTCGCTCGCCGTGGCCTTCGTCACGTCCGACAACCGTGCCGGATCGATGATGGCCTTCGCGCCCGGCGGCGTGCCTGCCCAGCTGGGATCCCTGCGCGTCGCCGAGGCGCGCCTGATCTCGATTGCCGGGCAGTACGGCGAGGTGTGAATAAGTCGTGGATCCCCATGGCTCCGATTGCGCTGGAAAGGCGCGGGTGTCAGAATGCTCTTGCTGTCGGACAGCGCGGCCGGGCCCGGCCTTATCCGGCCCCCCCTGATTAACCCCCGGGCCCGGCCATCGAAATTCAGGGCTGGGGCCGCCCGAATGCCGCAGCGACTACATGGTGAACGTGTCGCTGCAAACCTCGTCGGGCGGCCCCTTTCAAGTTCACGTCCTCCCACGGTGCCGCTGCGGGCTAGCGGTGACTTTGTCTGCTGGGGGAGGGGAGGCAGAGGCCCGGCTAACCGGGATCGGAAGTGTGAGGTAGCGGGGGTTACTTGCCGGGGTTCTCTGGGGCCGTGGATCGCGCGGGGTTCAATGGGGCGCGGATAGGGTCTTGGGGTCTGGTCAAACTGTCGCTGCGTACCCCTACGACGACGGGACTGCGCTCACTGCTGAAGTCCCATGCCAACTCACCCGCGAGCGTGAACGGCTGACTTGTGCGAATCCGGCATATTGCGCAAGGTTCTGGCGGCATCCGGAGCGCCTGCATGTCTGCTGACCTCGACTACCGTCACTCCCGTCTTGGCCTTGGCCAACTGGTCCCCGGGACGGAGCAGGGCGACGAGCCCGCCATGATCATCGACATGGGCGATCAGGGCATGGGCGAGGTCCAGAAGAAGCCGGGATCGTCCACCGTCAAGATCGAGCACCCTGACGGGACCATCACCATCGCCTTCGGGCAGGTGAAGCCAAAGCGCGAGAAGGTGGGCTGGTTCGACAATCTGGTCGACGACATCGACGACGATCAGCTGGGCATCATCGCCAACAGGCTGGTGACGGCGATCCAGTCCGACGACGACAGCCGCAAGCAGTGGCTGGAGGACCGGGCGAGGGGCATCGAGCTTCTGGGCCTGAAGCTGAACACGCCACGCGGCGATCTGGCGGCCTCCACGACGCTTCTGGAGGGCATCTCGCAGGTCAACCATCCGCTGCTGCTGGAGGCGGTCCTGCGCTTTCAGGCGAACGCGCGCGGCGAGATGCTGCCCACCGACGGACCGGTCAAAATCCGGGTCGACGACCTCAACACGCAGCAGGCGCAGGCGCAGGTGGGCCACAATGGCGGCCCGCCCATGGCCGAGGACGACGACAGCGAGGCGCAGCTGCTGGAGACGGCGCTGAACCACTACCTGACCGCCGTCGCCAAGGAGTATGTGCCAGACACGGACCGCATGCTGTTCATGCTCGGCTTCGGCGGATGCACCTTCAAGAAGGTCTACAATTGCCCGATCCGGCGCCGCCCGGTCAGCGAATCGGTCGACGCGGTCAACATCATCGTCTCCAACGCCACCACGACGCTGGCGAATTGCGGGCGCATCACCCACGAGGTGAACATGCGCCCGTCGATCCTGAAGCGCATGCAGATCATCGGGGCCTACCGGGACATTGATCTCGGCTACAATTCACAGTCGACGCCGAACGCCGCGCAGGACGCCGCGAACAGCGTGCAGGGCATCGAGGTCGGCAACCAGCAGCCGGAAGACGCCGACCGCACGCTCTGGGAGTGCTACTGCGAGCTGGACATCCCGGGCTTCGAACACAAGCACAAGGGCAAGATCACCGGCCTGCCACTGCCATACGTCGTCACCATTGACAAGCTGTCTCAGCAAATCCTGTCGATCCGTCGCAATTATGAGAGAGACGACGACATGGCGATGCCGAAGACGTATTTCGTCAAATACTCATTCGTGCCCGGCATGGGCTTCTATGATCTGGGCCTGCTGCACATCCTTGGGAACACGACGAGCGCTGCAACGGCGGCGTGGCGCGAAATGCTGGACGCTGGCATGTTCGCCTCGTTCCCGGGCTTCCTCTACGCCAAGTCGGCGGCCAAGCAGCGGACGAACCAGTTCCGGATCCCGCCGGGCGGCGGTATGCCCATCGAGACGAATGGCATGGCGATCTCCGACGCAGTGATGCCGTTGCCCTATCGCGAGCCCGGCCCGGCATCGATGCAGCTGGTTGATAACATCACGCAGATGGGCCAGCGCGTCGGAGGCACTGCGGAGATCAATGTCGGCGAGGGCCGTCAGGACGCGCCGGTGGGCACGACCATCGCCCTGATCGAGCAGGCGACGAAGGTGCTCGACGCCGTCCACAAGCGCATGCACGCCTCGCAGGCCGAGGAGTTCCAGCTGCTCAAAGAGCGCTTTCAGGAGGATCCCGAGGCGCTCTGGCGGTTCGACAGGAAGATGGCGTCGATCTGGGATAAGGAGCGCTTCCTCAACGCCCTCAACAATGTCGACCTCGTCCCGCAGGCCGACCCGAACACGTCGAGCCAGATGATGCGCGTCATGAAGGCGGTGGCCATCAAGCAGCTGCAGGCGCAGAACCCGAACCTCTACGACCCCATCGCGGTCGACACCCGGGTGCTCAAGGTCATCGGCGTCTCCAACCCGGAAGCGCTGTTCACGCAGAACCAGCAGCAGAACACCGATCCGAACGCCGCCAAGGCGCAGGCCCAGATGGCCACGGCGCAGATCAACGCCCAGCAGAAAGACAACGCCCACATCCGCGAGCTGGCTTTCAAGGCGTCCGAGGCCGACAAGGATCGCATGCTGCAGGTGCAGGCGCAGCAGGCCAAGGATGCCCTGTCGGGAGCCCAGCTGCAGCAGAAGGTCGAGAGCGACGAAAGGGCCCATGCGCTGTCTGCCGCGCAGCTGGAGTCCAGCCACGGGCTGGCGCAGGCCGACCTCGCGATCAAGGACAAGGGGCTCGCCCTCGCCGCCCAGCAGCACGCCCAGACCGTGCAGGCGCAGCAGGACAAGACCATGGCCGATGCCCAGACCAAGGTCTTCACCAACGTGCAGGACAACAACACCGCCCTCACGCTCAACCGGGAGAAGATCCAAGGCGAGCTGGCGCAGCAGTCGCAGCAGATCGAGCACGACAATCAGCAGGGCGAGGCGGACCGGCAGTTCCAAGCCTCCCAGCACCACGAGGATCTGGCCTATCAGGCGCACGAGAGCGAGCAGGCGCGCCAGCACCAGAGCCGCGAGGCCGCAGAGGACCGCAGGCACGGCATCCACACGGCCGAGATGGGCCATGCCGTGGACGCCGCCAAGACCTCCTCGCAGCGTGATTTCGAGCGCGAGAAGATGGACATCCAGCACCAGCACGGCATGGAGCAGACCCGCGTGACGCAGGACCACGAGGCCCGCGAGGCCAAGGAGGATCGCAAGATCGCGGCGAAGAAGATCAATCAGGGCGGTCTGAAGAACGGAAAGGGCCTCGGTCGCGGCCCCAACCCGAGCAAGCGCTGATGCCTCGCGTTCTCATCTGCGGTGGCCGCACCTACGGATACATCCCGGCCTATCCGGAGCCCGGCCATGTCGAGGAGTGGCGTGCCGCCGTCCAGCGCGGGCAGAGGCAGCGTGACGCGCTTAACCACCGTCTCGACAGGCTGGTGAGCCGCTACGGGCCCGAGAACCTGACGATCATCCACGGCGCGGCGAGCGGGGCGGATGAGCTTGCCGGGGCATGGGCGCACGACAGCGGCATTGACGTGATCGCCTTTCCCATCACCGACGAGGAATGGGCGCGCTGGGGCAGGGCTGCAGGTCCCAAGCGCAACGCCCGCATGCTGCTGCAGGGCGAACCCGACCTCGTCATCGCCTTCGAAGGCGGCAAGGGCGCCCAGAACATGGTGCGTCTGGCGCGCGGCGCTGGCGTGACTGTCGATATCGTGGAGGCGGATCAATGCGCCGTGCTGACCTGAACGCATTGATGGACCGCTTGCGCCAGTCTTATGGCGACGACGCGGCGCGGCGTGTCGAAAGGGCGGCTGACGAGGTCCATGGCCTCGACCAACGCTACACAGACACGGCCCTTCATCATGCATTTGCAGGTAACGCGGATTCGGCGCTGGTCGCCATGAAGCCCGGCGATTTCGAGAAATACGCGGCTCGCCTGCCCGAGAAGGGCTATCCGGATTACGGCTATTTCGACTGGGATACGGGCGCCGACCTCGATTACGACCAGTACATGGACTACCTCAACACGATTGAGCACAGGGGCGGTCTGTCGGACGTGCCGTTCCTCAATGTCGGCCACGAGGAAGGCGCGGACCTGCCTTATGTCGGGGCTCATGAGGGGCGCCATCGCATGCGCGCCATGGCCAAGGCAGGCAAGCCGACGGGCCTCGTCATGATCCGCCCGTCGGGACGGCTGGAGGAGAGCCTCCGGCACGGGCCGACCTATGAGACGGCCTACCGCGATTCCAACCAGAAAAGGCAGGCCCTGCTGGATCACCTCGCGGCGCATGACCGCATGGTCTACCCGCAGAAAGAACGCGACAGGCAGGACGACATTCGCGGCCCGGAGCAGCTTCCGGAGGCCTTTTCCAAAGGCGGGATCACTGGGAAGCCCTCGACAGTGAAGATTCCCGGCCACGGCGAGATCGCGGCCGACGAGATCCCCGAGGTGATGGCGGCCAAGCGCTCCTATATGGGACACCGCTTCGGCGACCCGCGTAAGGCGGACATCGACGGCTATACGCCATTCGACGAAGCGCACGCCCGCAAGATCGCCGAGGCCTACGAGGCCATGCAGCACGCCCCGCACGATCCGGCCGTGCGGCGCTCCTACGAAGCCATGATCGACGAGACGCTCGACCAGTACCACGCGCTCAGGAACGCCGGATACGACTTCCATTTCATGCGCGACGGCGAGCCTGACCCCTACGCGGAATCGCCCGCGCTGGGCTATCTCGACGCCAAGGATGGCCGCCTGACGGTGTTCCCGACCGATCAGGGCTACGGCATGTCCATGCTCCACAGCGAGGAGATGAACCCGCTGCTGAAGCGCGTCGGCCGCATCGGCGACCTCGACAACGCCACGGCCAACGACGCCTTCCGGGCGGTCCACGATATGTTCGGCCACCACGGCCCGGGCAACCCGTTCTTCCGCCACAAGGGCGAGGAGCGGGCGTGGGAAGCGCATTCCAGAATGTACTCCGACGACGCGCTCCCGGCGATGACCTCGGAGACGCGCGGCCAGAACAGTTGGCTGAATTTCGGCCCGCACGAGGAGTACAACCGCACCGCCAACGGCGCCGACACGATCTATGCCGAGCAGAAGGCAGGCCTGATGCCGGAGTGGACGTGGCGCCGCCACAGGCGCGCCGACGGGGGCTCGATCCCCGGCCGCGAGCTGAACGAGCTTGGCATGTACTCCAAGGCTCTGGAGGAGGCCAAGGCGATCAGGCAGCCCAAGGGCAAGCTGTCCGATTTCCTGCGCTATCTGAAGGGCGGGCTGGAGGAGTTCCGGCGTGGCGGGTGGGTGGATCGCGGTGGCTATGCCCGGGGCGGCATCGCCGACTATCAGGACGAACTCGACAGCGCCAACCGCATGATGAGCCCGGACGAGGAGGGGCTTCTGGCCTATCCGCGCGACCGCTACATTGACCCACACTACCGCGTGGGGGCGCTCAAGGGCTGGACCTTGAACCCGAACCTGAGGCAGGACAGGTTCCTCGACTACCCCAGCGTCAACGACGACATCGGGGCGCCCTACTTCAACGGCTGGAACGAGAACAAGGGGCGCTTCCGCAACTACGCCGACGGCGGTGCGGTCGAGCGTGAGCATTTCGAATTCGGCGGCTTTCAGGACAACTCTCGCCCCGGGCAGGCGGGCGACCCGGGTAACTGGGGAGCGTGGGGCAATGGCACGGAGGACGTGTCGGTACGCGATGCGCAGGCAGCCGGGCTGCGGGCGGGCCTGTCACGCGCCGAAGTGGCCTACGGGCAGGTTCCCGGAGGTCTTGGCTACCGTGGGGGCAGTGGCACGAGCCTGACGAACCTCCCCGAGCTGAGCGCTGCCAACCTTGCGCGCGCTGGTATCTTCAACCCCGGCGAGCGCCGGGTGTCAGGAAACCCGGCGGACGCGGCGACGGGCATGGCGCAGCCGGGATCCGTCCGCGAGGCTCTTGGGCTCGGCAAGATGCCCGAGCAGACCCAGACGCCGGAGCAGGCGGTGCAGCAGGTTGAGGCGCAGCGCAGGCAGGCTGCCGCCGCTTCCGACCCTTCCGGCTTCAACGGGCTGGCTGGCGGCACGGTGGCGCTGGCGGCCTTCGGCGCGCTGCCCGGGCAGCACAAGCCCGGCGAGGACATGACGACGCCTGCCGACACAGGGTTCATGTCGACGCCCGAGCAGAACAGCTACAACCGGTTCATGGACACCGCCCGCAACACCTACATGGAGGCGGGGAACCAGAGCGACGAGGGCATGCTGGGTGTCGCCTTCTCGGCGCCGAACCGCACCGCCATCAATTATGGCGGCATTGGCCCCGGGGGCATCGACACCACCGGCTACAACGACCCCAATGCCTCGTTCGACGAGAACGTGACGCGGAATATCTACGCCCCCAAACAATACAGCTGGACGAACCCGGCCCTGAACAGAAAGACCGGCGTGGTGAATGTCGACCGCGCTCGCGACATCGCCGACGCCGAAATGGCCGGGGCGCCGGATCGTGCGCAGCGTGCCTATGCGGCTGCCTATGCGCAGCAGTTCGGAGGGGCGACGGACCCGACCTATGGCGCCGTGTCCTACCACGCCGACTATGTCAGCCCGGCGTGGCGCCGGGACGCAGCTTCGCTGGGGACGCCCACGGTCATTGGCGACCACACCTTCTACGGCGGCAGCCCGCCCACGGCCACGCAGGTGGCGGGCCCCGGCGCAGCAAGCGTCCTGTCCACCATGGCGGACCCGTGGGGCTTCTCGCACATGACGCCGGTGAACGATCTGGCTACGGCGCCGCTGTCGTGGACGGACCGCATCGGCGCGCCCCCGGCAACACCTCTCGGTTCCCCGCGCACGCCCACTCCCGCCTCTGCCTACAGCGTGGGGGAGGATGCCACGCCTCTCGGCTCTCCGCGCACGCCGACCCCGGCCACGGCCTATGCCCCGGAGGGCGCCACGCGCACATGGGCGAACCCGATTTCGGTGCCCTATTCCGACCCCGGCTTCGAGCGCCCGGGCTACGACATCTCGGTCTATCAGGGCGTCCCGCTGGCCGACATCACGCCGGTGCGTCCTTCCGCGCCGACGCTCACGGAGCAGGCCTACAACCCGCTGTCGTCGATTCGTGCACCTTCCGTTGTCGACCCGTTCACGGCGAGGAAGGTGCAAACCGAAAGGATCTCGCCGCCCTCCGAGGAGCCCAGCTACACCCGGGCGCCCTATCACGACACGGTCTACGATGCGCCTGCCGCGACGGCAGCCGCCGTGGCGCGGCGCATGGGATGGCACGACAGCGTCTACGACGCACCTTCGGCACAGGCATCGCCGCTTGGATCCCCCCGCACGCCGACGCCCGCCAGCGCCTATGCCAGCCCCGAAGCGGCCCCGGCTGCCCCGGTGGCGCGCCCGGCGGCGCCTTACGGAACGCGCGGGAACCCCCTTTCGGCCGCAGACATGGCTGCCGTCGGGCTCGGCGACGCGACACCGGCGCAGCTGCGCAGCTATCGCGCCGATATCCCGCGCGGGTCCATGATCAGCTCTGACTCTCCGTACTATGGCACCCGCAACAACCCGTTGTCGGACGCCGACATGGCGGCTGCAGGCCTTGGCGACGAGCAGTCCTTCTCGAAGAAGTACCTCGGCTTCCGGTCGAACGACGAGGTCGATGCCGACAACAAGCCCTACAAGGATCCCGAGACTGGCCAGTGGGTCGATCCGCGTTTCTCGCGCACGCCCGTCGGCATGGCGGCTCTCGGCCTTCTTGGGCTCGGCCTGACCGCCGTCTCGCCGCCGCTGGGCATCGCCTACGGCCTGTCGGCGCTCATGGGCAAAAGCCCCCTCATCAATGGCGCTGACAGGCTGGCCAGCCGCTTCGGCTTCGACGGCCGCACGACGACTACGGATCCCAATGCACCGAGCGCGTGGGGCAGCCTGAAGAGCGGCGTGCAGGGCCAGTCTTACGCGCCCGGCTATGATGGCGCCGGGACAGGGCGCTCGCTGTCATCGTTCAACGGCAATAGCGGTGGAAACGGCTACAGAATGTACGACCCCGTTCCCGGGCCCGTTGCGAATCCAATCGATGTGAAGTCCAAGAAGAAGGCAGCGGAACCGAAACCGGAACCGGTCAGGCCCTCCGATTGGAATGACATGGCCTCGTGGCAGCAGGAACTCTGGAGTGACACCTATGGCTGATCTCGGCAAGGGCATGAGGGACAGGGCTCGCCGCCTGACGGCTGACGAGAAGACCTCCGGAATGGTGACGGGGCCGGTGTGGGATAGCGAGGAGCCTGCTGGCCAGATGCCGAGCCGCTCCAAGTTCGCTCATGGCGGCAAGATCGCGATGGGCAAGAATGCAGCCAAGCGGCTTGACCAGTACGCCCGGGGCGGCGCGGTGAAGCGCAAGACCGGAAAGACCACGATCAACATCATCATCGGCGACAAGCAGGCCGCGCCACCGGCGCCACCGGCTGCCGTCGTGCCCCCTCCGATGCCTCCGATGGCGCCGCCGATGGCGCCCCCCATTGACCCGACTGGCGGAGCCGGTCCCGGACCAGCAGCAATGCCGCCCGTCGGCCCGATGAATCGCGGAGGCTCCGTCGGCTTCAAGAAGGGCGGATGCGTGCGCCCCGGGCGCGCCTTCGGCGGGCGCACCGAGATCCGCTCGCAGGGGTCAGACCCGGAACCCGGAAAGAAGCACCACAAGATTTCTGCCGCCAGCGCGCGTGGCCGCAAGGGCCTGAAGACAGGCGGATGCGCCGAACCTGACGCCGACGACCGACCGGCCCGCGTCAAGCGCTACGCCGGTGGCCGTGTCGGCTATGACAGCGGCGGCGTTCTCATGGATGGGCCGCAGGAGGGCTACTACGAAGCCCCGGCATGGCTGCGCTGGCTGATGGGGCGCGGCGCGCAGGCCGCGCCGCAGGTCAACACCCGCGCCCCCTACCACGACACCGTCTATGACGCCCCTCCGCCGCCGCGCCCGCAGTACCTGCCGGAGAACTCGATGCGCCCGAGGCCCCCCACCATGCAGGGGCCTCAGACGGCGGTTCAGATGGCGGCCATCCGCGCTGCGCAGGAGGAGATGCTCCGCCGCGCTGCGGTCGCTGCCGCCGCCGCTAGGCAGCCGCCGCTGCCGTTGCGCCGCCCTGCTGACCTAGCGGCCAGCCCGTCCTTCATGCAGCGCTTCGTGTCTGGTCAGTGGACGGCACCGCAGATCGACACCGCGCGCACCTTCGCGCATGGCGGTCGCGTCGGGCGGGCTTTCGGTGGCCCGATGGGCTTCCCCGCCTCGGCGCAGTCCTCGTCCTCGTCCTCCACGTCGGCCTCGGCTGGCGGCGGGAACTGGGGCGGTGGATTCAGCAGACCGGCTCCGCAGATGCCGCAGGCCCCGCAGATGCCGCAGTACCAGCTGCAGGCTCCTCCGGGCTTCACCATGCAGAACATACCGACGCCTCCGGGCTGGACCGGACCGCAGATGCAGGCCCCGGTGTGGAACGGAATGCAAATTCCTCCGCAGATGCAGACGCCGCCGCAGATGCCGCAGATGTCCGCTCCGGGGCAGGGCGCCGTGCCAACGGGCGACCCGCAGGGCACGCCCACGCAGGCCCAGCAGTTCGCCCAGCAGCTGATGGGCGGAGGGCGCAACTTTGCCCAGCAGGCCATGGCGCGCTGGGGGCAGGGCGCTCCGGGCATGGGCGCTGGGCGCTGGGGCGGCGGGCCCGGAAACTGGCACCGCCAGAGCGAAGTGCAGGGGTCTGGGGCGGCCCCGGGCGGGTTCAAGAAGGGCGGTGCCGTCCACATGACCGCCGGATCCCGCAGCGGAGAGGGGCGGCTGCAGAAGGTGAAGCTGCAAAAAGGGTGCTGATTGATCACAGTCGACATTCGCTTCAGGCAGCTGCTTGAGCGGAGAATCGCCTCCCTTGTTGAGGAGGTGCGAGACAAGTTGGAGGCCGGTCTGCAGGAGAAGGAGTATCTCCAGCAGGTCGGCTTCTTGCGTGCTCTGAGGATGCTCTCAGAGGAAGACGGCCTTCTCGACGAAATCGAGACGGAGATACTGGAGGGAAGATGAGCGAAGTTTACGAGATAGGTGGCGGCGCCATGCGCAAGGCCACGATGAAGATGCACCACGATGTCGATCCCAAGAAGGATCTTCTGGACAGGATTGGAGACATCAGTGAGATGGAATTGTTCCATAACCTGATCCTCGTCGCCATGTACGTCCGGCCGGAGAAGACGGCATCTGGCATCCACCTGCCCAATTCGGTCCGCAAGGAAGACGAGTATCAGGGCAAGGTCGGCCTCGTCCTGAAGGTCGGGCCGATGGCGTTCGTGGACGACGCGGTGAACTCGTTCGGCGGCATCAAGGTGTCGCCGGGGGAATGGGTAACCTTCCGCACGTCGGACGGCTTCCAGATCACCATCAACGGGGTGCTGTGCCGGATGCTGCAGGACTCGCACATCAAGACGCGCATTCCTGATCCAGACTACGTGTTCTAGTTTCATGAACAATATCAAAGACCTACTAATCTACGAACCGGTCACTGGCTGCCTTATCTGGAAAGTAGACAGAAACTGGCGAGTCAAGGCAGGGGATAGGGCTGGCTGCATCAACGCGGCCGGTTATCGGGTGGTATTTGTTTTTGGTGGTCCGAAATTGGAGCACAGGTTGGCTTGGGAGTTGCATTACGGGGAACCGCCCCCGGGATCCTTGGATCACGTCAATGGCGACCGAACGGACAACCGCATTGCCAACCTACGTGTCGCCACGCACGCCCAGAATATGCAGAACAAGCGCCCGTGGAGCCGCACTGGCTTCAAGGGCGTGAAGCGCGCCAAGTCTGGGCGGTATGAGGCCTCCATTCAGCGTGAATACCTCGGGGTGTTCGACACCCCCGAAGCGGCCCACGCTGCCTATTCCGCCGAGGCAAAGCGGCGGTTCGGAGACTATGCAGGAGGACTGCATGTCCAGTGAAGACACTGCATTAGACGAACGTCCTGCCATGGAGGTCACCATTGGCGAGGACAAGGAAAAGCCCAACGTCCGGCACATCGACGACGATGGAGGGCTTGAGCTGCGCGTGAAGCGCGGCGAAGACAAGGTGGACGGCGCCGAGGAGCTGCGGCAGCAGCTGGAGACGGAACGCCGGGCCCGTGAGGCGGCCGAGCGCCGGGCCAATGAGGTCGAGACAGGCTTCGCAGCCGAGCGCCAGAACGTCCAGATGGGGCGCATGGCGGCGGATTACCGCGAGGTGTCGACAGCACTGGACGCCATCAACGTCAAGACAGAGGACGCCGCCCGGCGCTATCAGGAGGCCTTGGAGCAGGGCGATTTTCAGGTCGCCGCGAAGGTGCAGGTCGAGATCGCCGAGCTGGCGGCAGACAAGCGGGACGCAGAGCGCTTCAAGTACAAGGTCGAGAGAGCCATCGAGCAGGCGAATAGGCAGCCGCCGGAAGCGCGTCAGCAGCCGAAGCAGACCGGAGACACTCTGGAAGACGCTCTGGCGCAGATGTCGAAGCCGACTGCGGACTGGCTGCGCAAGAATCCCGAATACGTCACGGATCCGCGCAAGAATGCGCTCGCCATGTCGGCGCACCACGCCGCTCTGGCGGAGGGCATCCTGCCGGATTCGGGTCCCTACTTCGCCTTCATCGAGGAGCGCCTCGGCATGCGCGACGGCAATGAGAAGCAGGAGCGCCCCCGGGCGCGCGTCGTCGAGCGGGAGGCCCCGGTGGCAGCGCCGGTGAGCAATCGGGCGACATCGTCCTCGGTAGGCATCGCCCAGCAGCGGGTGACGCTGACGCGGGCGGAGGTCGAGTTCTGCAATCTGAACGACATCGACCCGGAAGTTTACGCCAAGGAAAAGGTCCAGCTGGCGGCTGAGGGCCGTCTGGGAGTGCGCTGACATGAGCGACAACATCAACCGCGCCGCCGGGCGCCGCCCGAACCCGCTCGCCGCCCGCATGCGGGAAAGCGACATCCGCGAGGATGATGTCCGCATGACGGGGACCCACAAGGTCGCCACAGACCGCATGGGGCGCCCCGTGGTCCGCAAGCGGCTGTCCTCGATGGACCGCTACTACGTCAACCCGGACCGCATCGAGAAGGGCTGGTCCTACGAGTGGAAGCGCTGGTCGGTCTTCAATCAGGAAGACCCGTCCTACATGATCTCCCTGCAGGAGAACGGCTGGACGCCGGTCCCCGCCGAGCGCCACCCGGAGCTGGTCCCGAACGGCGTCGGAGGCGATTCCGCGATCATCCGCGATGGCATGATTCTGATGGAACGTCCTGCAATCTTGACAGAAGAGGCAAAACAAGAAGACATAGACATCGCGCGCGGCATGATTCGCGAGAAGCAGCGCCAGTTGGGGGAAGCCCCCAACGGAACGCTTCCGCGAGATGTGCATCGCGATACCGCGCCCCGCCTGAAGCGCGGTTACGAGGCGATCCCGGTCCCCGACGACGCGGACCAGCCCCTCGACCAGTAAGGCACCAAACGCCTCCACGCGCCGTGGCGGCTCCCATCCCTGACCGAGGCTCCCCACGCCGGGGCGCGTAGGTCACCGATCAGGAGCGCGCCATGCCCAATACGCAGGCCCCCTTCGGTTTCCAGCACATCGGCTATCTGGAGGGGGCTGCCCCCACCAGCGGCAACGCTGTGCGCAAGATCGCCTCCAACTACAACACGGCGATCTATTTTGGTGACCCCGTCGTTTCCGTCTCTACCGGCTACATCCAGCGCGCCGCTGCAGGCACGACCCAGATCGCTGGCATCTTCATCGGGTGCAAGTATCTGTCGACCTCGCAGGGCCGCACCATCTGGATGCGCTACTGGCCCGGCTCTGACGCCGCAGCCGATGTCGAGGCCTACATCATCAACAGCCCGCAGGCGCTGTTTCAGGTGCAGGCGGGCGGCGCGGCGACGGCCATCGGCTTCGCCGACATCAACGCGAACGCCAACTTCGGCCTCGGTACGGGCAATGCCACGACCGGCCAGTCGGGCGCGTTCCTCGACCAGACCACCCTCGGCACGACCACGACGCACCCCTTCAGGGTCGTCGACATCGTGACGTTCCCCTCCGGTGCCAACGGTACGGACGCTGCTTCTGCCTACAATTTCGTCATCGTGACGTTCAACTGGCAGGACTTCAAGTCCACGACCGGTATCTGATCTGAGGAGATCTGAACCATGGCTGTCAATCTTTCTGCCATCAAGGATCTCCTCCTCCCCGGCCTTCGCGGCATCACGGGGAAGTACGACCAGATCCCGACCCAGTACGACAAGCTCTTCGAGAAGTCGAAGTCGAACATGGCTCTGGAGCGCACCGCTGAGATGCGCTACCTCGGCCTCGCTGCCCTGAAGAACGAGGGCGGCCAGACCTACTTCGACAACAACGCCGGTGAGCGCTTCGTCTACAATCAGGAGCACACCGAGCTGGGTCTTGGCTACGCGATCACTCGCAAGGCCATCGACGACAACCTCTACAAGACCCAGTTCAAGCCGTCGAACCTTGGCCTGATGGAGTCCTTCGTGCAGACGAAGGAGATCCTCGGCGCCTCGATCTTCAACACGGCGACGACCTACAACTCCTCCTTCGGCGGCGACGGCAAGGCCCTGCTGGCGACGGACCACCCCATCGACGGCGGCACGTTCGCCAACAAGCCCACGACCGAGGTCGACCTCAACGAGGCCACCCTCCTGAACGGCATGCTGGCGATCCGCCAGAACATGAAGGATCAGGCGGGCCTCAAGATGTACGCCCGGGCGCGTAAGCTTGTGGTTCCTGTCGCTCTTGAGCCGGTTGCTGTACGTCTTACCAAGACTGAACTGCGCCCCGGCACTGCCGATAATGATGTCAATGCAATCCGCAGCGTATCGGGAGGCCTTCCCGAAGGTTATATCGTCTGCGATTTCTTGACGTCTAACTTCGCTTGGTTCCTTCTCACTACGGTGAAGGGGCTGATTTACATGGAGCGCGTAGCATTCGAAATGGACATGCAAGTGGACTTCACGACAGATAACCTGTTGGTGAAGGGCTACGAGCGGTACAGCTTCGGCTACTACAACCCGCGCGCTCTCTGGGGAACTTTTCCGACATCTTAGACTGTAGAACAGGTTCCCCTCCAATGCTCAATGCAGATCACCTCCGCAGCCTTCTGGACTACGACCGGGCCACGGGCGTCTTCGTGTGGAAGATGCCCGCTGGCCGCTACGGTCGCATTCCGGCTGGGACGCGCGCAGGCAGCTACACGAGCGCCGAGGGGTATGGCTACGTCACGATTGCGGGAAAGAGCTACCGCCTTTCCCGCCTCGCGTGGCTCTACGTCCATGGCGAGTGGCCGAAAGATCAGATCGACCACGTCAATGGCGATCCTTCCGACGACCGCATCGCCAACCTGCGCGAAGCGACACAGTTCCAGAACAAGGCGAATTGCAGGCGCTACGCCAACAATACGTCAGGGTTCAAGGGCGTCTCGCTCGACCGGTCAAAGGGCCTCTACAGGGCCTACACGAACAAAGATGGCCGCCGGGTCTATCTCGGCCGCTATCGCACCCCTGAAGAGGCTCACGCGGCCTACGCCGCTGCGGCCATGTCCATTCACCGCGATTTCGCGAGGTTCACATGACCGTCACTGCTCTGCAGGGTCCGGTCGTCGCCTACGGGAGCGACGTTCCGGACTACAACCCGGATCTCGGCCCGTCCCTCTTCTGGGGCGGCGTCGGGATCATGGACCCCCGGTTCGCATGGCGTCCGGGCTCGTCCCGCACGGCTGTGGGCTGGCTCGGCTCCGACATGCCGATGGTCATCGACGCTGTCCCGTCGGCGATCTCGGCCACCAACATCGCGACCGCGCAGGTCCCGGTGGCGGGCACGGCGCTCACCTTGACGGCGGGCACCGGTATCACCTCCGGCGTCACGCTGACCAACCAGCTGACGGGCCTCAATGTCACGGTCCTCGCCATCGACACGGCGATGACCCCGGTCAATCTGGCCACGGCTGTCGTGGGTCAGGCTGGCCAGATCGGCATGTGGGACCCGACCAAGGCCATTGCCCGCAACGTCAGGATCACGTCGGTCGGCAACGACTCGGCGGCGACCTTCTCGGTGCGCGGCTATGACCTCTACGGCTTCCCGGTGTGGGAGACGATCACTGGCGCCAACGCTGGCGTCGCGTCGGGCGTCAAGGCCTTCAAGTACATCTCTTCCATCGTCCCCGCTGGCACCCTCTCGGGCTCCAACGTGACGGTCGGAACCGGTGACGTGATCGGCCTGCCTCTGGTGTCGACCCGCTTTCAGGATCTGCAGATCTACTTCAACGCAGCCCTGATCTCGGCGACCACCGGCTACACGGCGGCGGTGACCACCAACCCGGCGACTGCGGTCACCGGCGACGTGCGTGGCACCTATGCCCTGCAGACGGCTTCGGACGGCACCCGTCGTCTTCAGGTGAAGATCCAGATCACCCCGGCGAAGCTGGCCTCCACGGCGGCTCTCTACGGCGTGACCCAGTTCAGCGCCTGAGGAGGATCGTCATGAAGGGTCGCAAGGGGTCGCATCCGGCGAAGGCTCGCCTTGGGAACAAGGTCCACGCCCCGCACGGAGACGGCAAGCAGCCGCCGTTCTCGGACGCCCCCGCCGCGCGTGGCAAGGTCACGCCGACGGAGGTCCCGATGCTCGGCAAGATCAGCGCCATGCGGCTCGACCGGCCCGGGCGGAAGCGGGGAGGGGCCTGCGGCTCCGAGCTGTCGCCGCTCTCCATGGCCGCCAAGAGCATCTGAGATGGCCCACGGGCCGTCTCTCCACCACCACGATGGGCGGCCTGACCAGCCGCCCGTTTCGTAAGGATCGGGCCTCATGGCGAACCCTATCATCCTGTCGGTCACCGGCGTGGGCAACTCGCAGTGGATCATGCCGGACTGGCGCGCGGTGCCGTTCGCCGTGGCGCTCAATGTCTACGTCAGCGGCACGATCACCTACACCGTGCAGGACACGCCGGACGACTGCATGGTCGGCACACCGTCGAACATCAACAACCACCCGACGCTGGCCGCGCTCTCGGCGCAGGCCACCGGCAACTACGCCTTCCCGGTGCGAGGCATACGCCTGAACACCTCGGCAGGGTCAGGTACGGCCACTCTCATCATCGTGCAGGGAGAAGCGATATGAGCCTGTCGGCTGACACGGGCATCTCGCCCGACCTGCTTCTGGTGGCCAAGGGCGGCGATGCCTTTGCCGAACGCCTTACCCAGCTGGATGCGGCCAAGAGCGAGGCAGTGGCCGCGTTCGAAGCCCTGCGTATCGGCAACGATGCGAAGGCGGCGTGGGACGAGGCGAACGCCGCCAAGGCGGAGATCAAGGCCAAACGCGAGAAGGCGCAGGCTGACATTGACGAAATGCTGCAGATAGCCCGCGCCCAGTGCGACACCATGCGCCACGAGGCGGGTCTAGTTGTCGCAGACGCCGCGCAGCGCGCCAAGGAGACGGCAGCGGAGGCCGATGCCGCCCTCGCCGACGCCAAGGCCGAAGCCGCCCAGATCGTCAAGGACGCCAAGGCGAAGGCCATGGAGGCCGGGCGCAAGGCCAAGGCGGCGGAGGAGGCCAAGGCCATCTACGAGGAGCAGACGGCTGCCGCAGAGGCCGCCATCGCCGCCGCGCAGGCCTCGCAGGCCAAGTACGACGCCCTCGTGAAGAAGCTGATGGACCACATCACCGACACGCTCATGGCCGAGCAGCAGCCGGAGGCGCCCGATGCGCAGTGAGATCTATATCATCGGCGCCCCGGACAGCGGCGGCGTCGTCGACACGCTGCACGTCACGGACGCCTGCTCCGCCCAGATGATCATGGGCGGCGTGATGGCCGAGTCCATCGGCAAGATCCGGGGCTTCTTCACGGCGCAGCACATTCGCGATGGCGAGGTGATCTGGGAAGACGTGATCCACAATCTGGTCACGACGGTCGGCAAGAACCTCGTCCTCGACGCGGTGTTTGCTGTCGCTTCCTCGGGCTCCGTCTTCATGGGCCTGAAGGGCACCGGCTCGGCGGTCGTCGGCGACACGCAGGCCTCGCACGCAGGCTGGAACGAAGTTGGCTCTGCCAACGCTCCGACCTACTCCGGAACCCGCAAGACGCCGACCTTCTCCGCAGCATCCGGATCGTCGAAGACCACGTCCTCGGCGGTGGCCTTCACTTTCACCGGCTCCGGCACCGTGGCGGGCTGCTTCATCAACGTGGGCGGCACGTCGGCCATCGACAACACCACGGGCACGCTGTTCAGCGCTGGCGACTTCTCGGGCGGCTCCCGCACCGTGGCCTCTTCGGATGTAATCAACGTCACCTATACCGTAACCATCACCTGACGAGGGCTCGCCCGTGCTCATCACGCACGCCAAGAGCCTGACGGTATCACCGGCGACGGGCACGCTGACCATCTGGAACGGCGGCACGACATCGTCGATTGCCGCATCCGATGTCATCCAGCCGAACGACTGGAACTCGCAGCACGCGCTGTCGTTCGTCTTTGGCGGGAACACGACCAACATCTCATCGGTATCGGGAACGCAGGTTCCTTTTGCCGCGACTGGCGGCGTTTCCATCGGCGCAAGCAATGGGTCGCTGCTGATCTCGGCGCCGATAAATGTCACCGTGTCGACCTACTCCCCCTACTTCCCGGCATCGACCTCGTCGCAGACGCATGGGGCGATGGGGACCAGCACGGCGAGAGCTCTGGTTTTCCCAGTTCCTGTGTACCAAGACGTTGCGTTCAATGCTCTCCGGATCATTCAATCCGCATCATATGTCACGTCTACCGTCTCTGGAAGGCAGACGATCACGTCTGCTTATGGCATCTATAGCAACAATGGCGGCACTCTAAGCCTTATATCGTCAGGATCGCATTCCATTGCGATGACGGTATCATCCGTCAGCGCGACAATATCTCTTCCGACATCTTCAAATTCTGCCGGATACACATACGGAAGCGTCTCGATCACGGCTACCGCGCAAGGCCAATCCCTGATCGGGACGGCCGGGAACCGCGTTGCCGATCTCGTCTTCGGCAACACGCTCAGCCTGTCTCCGGGCATCTACTGGGTGGGCGTTCATCAGAGGCAAAGCTCCTCGTCTGCGAACGTCGGTATCTCGACCGCTCTTGTCGGAAACGCCATGAACGCCACGAGCGGCGTCGGGCCAATGGGCTCGTCAACGGCGGCGTTTACGAATAATTCGGCCTATCACCTCGGCGCGCACGGCTTCTACACAGCTACCAGCACCACGCTGCCTTCTGCGATGTCGCTCACGGGTGTATCAAATGCCGTGAACGTCATGCCGATGATCACTCTCTTGAGCACCTGATGAAGCCAGAACTCGTCATGCTCTCCCCCTCCGGGCGCAACAACGAGGGGATCGAAGAGTCCTTCCAGCGCATCCTTGAGGGGGCGACGTGGAAGAAGCAGCGCGTGATCGTCATCATCCCGGCGGGAAAGGACATCCCGACGAAGGTGGCGCTCAGCCATTGGAACCTGATCTTCCCGCCCAACCAGCCCGTTGCCAAGCTGGCGGCCATCGGCATGGAGGTTGGGCAGGCATACTCTCTGGCCATCGAGAGCGTGCTCAATCACTCGGAACTCTCGCAGTGGGAGTTCATCCTGACGGTGGAGCATGACAATGCGCCCCCGGCGGACGGCGTTCTGCAGCTGATCAGGCAAATGGAGGCTCACCCGGAGTTTGCCTGCATCGGAGGCCTGTACTGGACGAAGGGGGAGGGCGGCGTGCCCCAGATCTGGGGCGACCCAGCGGACCCCGTCCTCAACTTCCGGCCGCAGGCGCCGCGCCCCGGCGAGCTGCAGGAGTGCAATGGCACCGGCATGGGATTCAATTTGTGGCGCATTTCGATGTTCAAGGACGAGCGCATTGCCCGCCCGTGGTTCACCACCAAGGCCAGCATCGAGGGTGTCGGGACGCAGGATCTGGCCTTCTGGTCGGAGGCGAAGAAGCACGGCTACCGGTGCGCCATCGATAACTCCGTTCTGGTCGGGCATTGGGAAAAAGAGCGGGGGATCATGTGGTGAAGCTTTGCCTCGATTTCGGCTGCGGACCCAACCCCAGAGAGGGCTTTGAAGGCGTCGACCAGTACCCCTTCGACGGCAAGGTGAAGCATGTCTGCGACCTGACGGACCCCCGCAGCTGGGAGCGCTGGGAAACCGATTCCGTCGATGAGGCGCACGCCTCGCACTTCGTCGAGCATCTTGAGCCGGAAGAGCGCACCCTGTTTTTCAACGAGGTGTGGCGCATCCTGAAGCCGGGCGCGCAGGTCACTATCATCACTCCGTTCTGGGCCTCGGGGCGCGCCTATGGCGACCTGACGCACAAATGGCCTCCGGTGTCGGAGATGTTCTATTTCTACCTTAACCGTGACTGGAGAAAGGTGAACTCTCCGCACTATGACTTCGACACGGTCGGCGTCGGCTTCAAATGCCACCTGACCGGGAAGTGGGGCTACGCCCCGCACGAGGAGCTGAAGACCCGGAACCCGGAATACGGGCAGTTCGCGGTGCAGTGGTACAAGGAGGCTGCTCAGGATCTGCACGCCACCCTGACCAAGGAGTAGGGGGTGCGATGTGCCGATCAGCCTTGTTCAAAGGGGGTCTGAGGGGCGGCAGGCTGGCGTAAGCAGCGTCACGTCCGTCTTCTCGGCGAACCCGGCTGTCGGCAGCAAAATCATCGTCACGGTGGCGATGTGGAACAGCGTGGCTGGCGTCACCGGATCCGTCGCAGACAATTACAGCAACACCTATACCCAACGCTCCTTCATCGCCAACACCGACAATGGGCGGCTGGAGATCTGGGAGGCCGATGTCACAACGACCGGGGCGACCTTCACGGTCACCCTGACCGCTTCCCTAAGCTCCAGCGAAATGAACTGCGTGGCGCTGGAATATAGCGGCGTCGGGTCATTCGACCTGCAGGCGACGAATAACGTCGCGGCAGCCGGGACATCGATCAGCGTCGGCCCGACCGCGAACCTAGCCAACGACGAATCGCTGGCGGTGACGCTGGCCACCGAACTCGGCAACAGCAACGCCGCCTATCAGACACCGTCCACTTTCACGACGATCATCATCCAGAACGACAGCTCGACCGTCTATTCATACGGATCGGCCTACCAGATCACGCAATCGGCCGTCCCGCTCAACCCGACGTGGACGATGACCAACCAGACCGACAGGGCGTGCATTCTGGCGGTCTTCTCGCGCGGCCCGGCTACCTACAACGTTTCGATCACGGAGAATATCGGGGCGATCTACGAGACGCTGGGGCTCTATGGCGCCACGCTTGGCCAACCATGGCAGCCCAACGCTTTCGGCATCTTCCCTCAGGCCACAGGCGGCACGATCTTCAACGTCTCGATCTCCGAGAGCATCGGGACGATTGCCGAGACGATCACCAATACGGCAGTGTTTCAGGTATCGCTTTCCGAGCCCATCGGCACCATCGCCGAAAGCCAGAGCAACACCGGGACGTTCGGCCATTCGATCAGCGAGCCCATCGGGACGATTTCCGAAACGCAGTCGGCGCAGGCGTCGTTCGCGTCCTCCCTCACGGAGAACATCGGCACCATCGCAGAGAGCGCGCAGGGCGCGGCCACCTATCAGGTGACGATCTCCGAGCCCATCGGCACCATCGCAGAGACGGTCGCCAGCGGGTCGCTGTACTCGGTCACCATCACCGAAAGCGTCGGCACCATCGCCGAAACACAGACCGGGCCAGCCACCTTCGCCTCGTCCGTCACTGAGAACGTCGGGTCCATCGCCGAGAGCCAGAGCAACACCGGCAGCTTCAATCATTCCGTGTCCGAATCGATTGGTACGGTGGCCGAGACGCAGACATCTCAGGCCGTCTTCGCGTCGGCTGTGAGCGAGGCGGTCGGCACCATCGCCGAGACGCAGACGGGCCCGGCCACCTTCCAGAGCGCGGTGACGGAGGGCGTCGGCACCATCGCCGAGACGCAAACCGCGCAGGCCTCTTTCTCGTCTTCCGTGAGCGAGAGCATCGGATCCATCGCCGATGCCGTGGCCGTCGCGGGCGGCAGCGTGTTCAATGTCACCATCACCGAAAGCATGGGCGTCATCACCGACACGACCAACGCGACAGGCGGCGGCGGGTCAACTTCGTTCTACGAACTGGGAGGCGACACGGTGACAGAGAAATATCTGCCCGCCGAGACGCTGCAGCAGCCCGACTATCTGCTTAAGAAGACGCGGGGGACCTAGCGAATCCAAGCCATTAACGGCACGAAGGAAACGAGGAGTGCAGCATGGCGGTCAGCGGAACGATCACGTTCAACCCCACGATGGCAGATTGCACGGTCAATGCTTTCGGGCGGCTGCTCATCAGGGCCGACCAGCTGACGCCGCAGCATCTGCGCGACGCGCGGTTCGAAGCCAACCTCCTGTGCCAGACGTGGCAGCAGAAGGGCGTCAACCTGTGGACCGTGGAGCTGCAGACCCTGACAACCGTGCAGGGCACGGCAACCTATACGCTGGCGGCCGGGACGATCAGCCTGCTCGACACCTACATCACGGCTGAAGGGCAGGACATGGTGCTGCCGCCCGTCTCGCGCACCGACTATGCAAGTCAGCCGAATAAGACTCAGCAGGGGCGCCCGAACATGATGTGGGTGAACCGGCAGTCGCCGACGCCCACCATGACCCTGTGGCCGACCCCTGATGCGGCCTACGTCATCAGCTACTACCGCCTGCGGCAGCTGTACGACGTGAACCTCGACAGCACCGGCAACCCCGACGTGCCGCTGCGCTTCACCGACGCCTTCATCTCCGACCTGTCATGGCGGCTGTCGCGCCTGTGGCGCCCGGACCTTGAGGACAAGCGCAAGCAGGACGCCATGGACTCGTGGAACCTTGCCTCCGGCGACGATGTCGAAGAGGGCATCCAGATGTTCATCTCGCCGTCCATCGGGGCCTACTTTCCATGATCGTCTACCGCGTGACCAACCGGCTGAACGGAGACGCCTACATCGGTGTCACCGGGCGCTCGGCCAAGCGCCGGTGGTGGGAGCATCGCCGCAACGCGCGGCGCGGCGAGCCGGGGCGGCTTTGTGACAGTATCCGCAAATGGGGCGAGGACGCCTTCACTATGGAGGTTGTCGCGCGCTTCTCGTCGAACGTCGAGGCGTGGGCCGCAGAGGTGCGTCTGATCGCCGACGAAGAGCCCGTTTTGAACATGGCACGAGGCGGCCACGGGAACGCCCGCCCGGCGTCACCCAAGACAAAAGCCAAGCTGGCCGAGGCGGCGCGAGGCAAAGCCTTCAACGGCTACGCCCACCTCGGACCCATAGCTACCGCCAAGGCTGTGCGCTGCGTCGATGACGGCATCGTCTACCCAAGCGCAGCAGCGGCGGCTCGCGCATACGGCGCAAGACCGAACTGCGTATCGATGGTGTGCGCAAAAGTAAAATATCGCCATAGTGCTGCTGGCAGACGTTTCGAATACGTGGAGGCTTAATCGTGGCTTGGAGACAGCACGGAAGGGCTAAGGTAAATGCCAGATGGCCTCAAGCATTCGCGATTTGCGACGCTTGCGGGTTCGTCTACAATTTGGTGGATCTGCGCTGGGGGCAGGAGTGGCAGGGGCCGAACCTCGTCAACAGGCGCATTCTGGTCTGCTCGGTCTGCATCGACACGCCGAACCCGCAGCTGCGGTCCATCACCCTCCCGGCGGACCCTCCGCCTATCGAAAACGCGCGCCCGCCGCGCTACTCGGTGACCTGACATGGCGATGGACTACAACACCTACCTGACCCGTCTGGCGGCCATGGCGACCGCCTCGACGACCGACACCAAGTTCACGACCATCGTGCCAGCGGTCATCGACTATGCCGAGCAGCGCATGTATCGCGAGCTGCAGCTCGTCTCGACGCAGTCGCGCAATCAGGCCGGGCTCACGTCGTCCGGCGTCCGGACTTTCAATTTCCCGACACGCTTCGTCATCGCCGAGGCGATAAACCTGATCATCTCCAGCCAGCGCTTTCCGCTGATGCCAGCCAGCCGGGAATTCATCGACTTCGTGTACGGCACGGCATCGAACGGCGTCCCGGTCTATTACGCTATGGAGACGGACCAGAGCATCTCTCTGGGGCCCACCCCGAACGGCGCCTATACGGTCGAGATCGTCGGCAGGGTCCGCCCCACGCCCCTGTCGTCCGGAACGCCGAACACCTTCCTGACGGACTACCTCCCGGACGCCTTCCTCGCCTGCTCGATGATCTTCTATTCGGGCTTCCAGAAGAATTTCGCGGCGCAGTCATCCAACCCGCAACAGGGCACCAGCTGGGAGGACCAGTACACGAAACTGATGGCCTCGGCGCAGGTCGAGGAATTGCGCAAGCGCTTCACCCAAGCGCCGCAGTGAGGTGAGGCATGGCATTCGGATCCCTTCGCCTTCGGCCGGGCGTGCAAGTTGAGGCGACGCCTGCCTTGAACGAGGCGGGCGTCTCGGCAAGCCAGCTGATCCGCTTCCGCGACGGCCTGATCGAGAAACTGGGCGGCTGGACCAAATATTATGGCTACCCGTCCAGCGGGAAGATCCGGCACCTGCATGCATGGCAGGATCTGACGAAGGTCGGGCGCCTCGCCATCGCGGCCGAGCAGTCTCTGGTGTCGGCATCGAGCACCACGACGGGCGTCACCATCACGCCGCAGCGAACCACCTCGTCGATTGCCGTGGCCCTGTCGACCGTCAACGGGTCCCCCACGGTCACGGTGACCGACAACGCCTCCAACATGACGACCAATGACGTGGTCGTCTTCCAGACGCCTGTCTCCGTCGGCGGCCTGATCATCTTCGGCGCCTATGCCGTCGCATCGAGCATCAGCGCGAACCAGTACACGATCACGGCCACGGATCTGGTGCAGGGGTCGCCGACCTATGGCCAACCAAAGAACGCCACGTCGACCGTCGTCTCCGGCGGCGCGGTGCCATCCTTCGCCACCACCAACGGCTCCTTCGAAGTCACGGTGACGCTGAACAACCATGGCCTGACGACGCCGGGCCAGATCGTCGCCTTCCCAGTGTCGACCACCGGCGGCGGCGTGACGATCTACGGCACCTATTCGGTGATCACCGTCCCGGGCGCCAACACGTTCACGATCTATGTCTCCAACTCGGCCTCGTCGACGACGACCTTCTCGATGAACGCCGGAAACGCCTATCTGGACCGCTGGATCGCCGTCGGCCCGGGAGCGGCCGGTTCGGGCTACGGCATCGGCGGCTATGGGTCCGGCGGCTACGGAACCGGTTCCCCGACGCCGGGCCACACCGGCACGCCGATCACCGCGACCGACTGGGATCTGGATAACTGGGGATCGTATCTGCTGGCGCAACCTGCGCAGGGCCCGTGCTTCTGGTGGGACCCCGTCGGCGGCTTCCAGACGATGCGCATCATCACGAACGGGCCGATGATCGGAACCGGCATGTTCGTCGCCATGCCGCAGCGGCAGATTGTCGTCTACGGCGCCGAGCTGGGCGGCTATCAGGACCCGCTTCTGGTGCGCTGGTGCGACGTGGACGACTTCTCAAATTGGATCGCGTCCACGACCAATCAGGCGGGCTCCTACCGCATCCCGCGCGGATCCGGCATCATCTCCGGCATCCAGACATCCCAGCAGGCCCTGCTGTGGACGGACCTTGCCCTGTGGTCGATGCAGTACCTCGACGGCCTCCTTGTATGGGGCTTCAACGAGATCGGCGCCGGGTGCGGCATCATCTCCAAGAAGGCCCGGGCCGCGCTTGGAGGGACCGTCTACTGGATGGGGCGCTCGCAGTTCTTCCGTTACTCGGGGTCTGGCGTCGAGCCGGTGGATTGCTCGGTTTGGGACGTGATTTTCCAAGACCTAGACACCGACAACGCCAGCAAGATCCGCATGGGCGCGAACTCGATGTTCAACGAGATCGTGGTCTATTACCCATCCCTCTCCGGCGGAACGGGCGAGAACGACAAATATGTGAAGCTGAAGGCGACGACCGGAGAGTGGGACTACGGCACCCTCGCGCGCACGGCATGGATCGACCAGAACGTCCTTGGCCAGCCCTTTGGCGCCGGGACGGACGGTTTCACCTACCAGCACGAGAGCGGGCGCAACTCCGACATCAACGCCATGACCAGTTGGTTCGAAACGGGCTGGCTCATGCTCAACGAGGGCGAGCAGTTCACCTTTGTCGACTGGCTGCTGCCCGACTTCAAATGGGGGCTCTACAACGGGTCGCAGGACGCCGACATGCTGATCACGGTCAGCTGGGTCGAGTACCCTCAGGATGCGCCAAAGTCAGCCGGTCCATTCACGGTGACGCAGCTGACGCAGGCCATCACCGACATCCAGTTCCGTGCCCGGATGGTCAAGTTCAGGATCGAGTCGCAGGACATCAATTCGTTCTGGCGCATTGGCAACGTGCGCTACCAGTACGCCCCAGATGGAACGTGGTGATGTCAGTCGCGTCCTACAATGTTCTAGAAACAAAATCAAAGGAACAAGAACATGCTTAATGACCTCGTGACCGCTTTGAAAAATGCAGTAACGGCCATATCGTTAATCAATCAGACGCTGCGCAGCGTCTTCCCCTACGCCACGGGGACATCATCGACCGCAACAGCCGGTGCCGCATCGCTTCCGGCAAATCCGGTCGGCTTCATCACGATCACCCTTCCCGACGGCACGTCGGCGAAGGTGCCGTACTACAACACTTGAGGGCGGCATGGCTGACGATTTCACAGAAGACCTCGCCTCGACCGCCGATCTGGCAGACGCCACCACGTCTGACGAGCAGCATCGCATGGAGATCGAGCGAGCCAAGCGCCGCACGATCAAGACCGTCTCGCTGACCGACAACGAGAAGGCGCTGCTAGACCGCGTGGCCGACAAGAACCAGCGCAAGAAGATCGCGGAATCGATTAAGAGGACCAAGGGCCGTTTCCCGGTGTCGGAGGGCTGGGCCGCACCGGAAGCGAGCAAGCTGGTCACCAACAAGGCGGGTGAGCTGAAGACCGACAAGAGCGGGACGCCAAAGATCGGCTACAAGGGCATCGGCTTCAACTACGACCGCGACGACGCCGGAAAGAAGCTGCAGCGCTACACGCCGGAGTACGACCGCGCCGTCAAGGCGGTAACCAACCGGGCGCTGAACGAGATCCGTAAGACAATCGCGCGCGCCGAGGCCGGTGACCTGAATGCCCAGAAGACGCTGCGGCAGGTCGGCTGGTATCGCGAGGCGATGAAACGCGAGATCGACCGGCGCGGCGGTGCCCACATGGCCTTCGCCGACCTGCTCGGGGCGACATCCCCAAACACCGTCGTCTCGGAGAACTATAAGCTGGCCGACCTTGCCCAGCAGGGCCACGCACGGGGCGACTTCGACGCACAGAACGAGTTCATGGCCCGGTACAACGGCAACATGAACGACTACCCTGAAGATCAGCTGATCAGAAAGAAGAGCGGGGCCCAATTCGGCATGAACAGCCGAACCGCCTCCATGGCGATGACTGACCGCTGGTCGCAGGAGGAGCCCGGGCAGGCACCCAAGGCGCGCAATTTCTCCGGCAACCTGTCGGGCCGCTCGGACAAGGCCACCATCGATGTGTGGGCGGCGCGCTTCCTCAACCGCATGGCCCAAAAGGCCCGCGTCCCGGTGCCGTCGCAGATGGGCGTCGAAGGCGACATGCGCCCTGACAGACCCGACCGCAAGATGGTCGGCCCGGTCCGGCTGCGCGCCTCCGGTGAGTTCGGCTTCGGGCAGGACGTGTTCGACATGCTGGCCAAGCGCCTGAAGACGACAGGCGAGCTGGCGCCATACCTGAAAGAGCTTGGCTACAAGCACGCCACGCCAGCCGACCTGCAGGCGCTGACGTGGTTCATCGAGAAAGAGCACTGGGCCAAGAACGACTGGACCTCAGCGGCAGGCGAGGGTGGCTCATTCGAAGATGAGCAGGCGCGCCAGCCCTTGCACCGCTATCAGGCAGGGTTCTCGATCCAGCAGGACGCGCCGCCGAGCGACGAAATGATGCACGAGGCCGCCCAGCACATCCACAATGGGTTGGCGAGCGACGACAAGGTGCGCGTCTTCCGCGTCAATCCGACCTATGGCCGGTACGGCGGCGAGAACGAGCGCAGTTTCGACTCCGAGGTCACCGCGCACCCGGACTGGGATCCGAGCGACTGGATGATCCGTCATCTGGAGCTGGCCAAGCAGCACAACCAGAAGGACGTGTTTTTCTCACGCCGCCTCGACCCGGAGGAGGCCGACGAGCACCCCAACGCGCGCCCGGGCGTCGAGATCTATTTCAAGAACCGCAAGGCCATGGAGGCGGCCCAGCCGGTCCTCGACAGGTTCACGAACAAGGGCATTGACGGCTTCACCTACATCACCGACCTGCGTCACTCCCACCGCACCGCCAAGGGCGCCGACAGCAAGGACTACGTCGGCGTCAGGCTGCAGTGGGTGCCGGAGATCTCGCAGCGCTGGGACGACGAATTGCGCGACCGCTGGGAGCAGGATCCAGAGGCCCTGAAGGCCGACAAGATGGACGCTCTGGAGCGCATGCAGGACGTGATTCACCATCTTGATAAGCATAAGCACGGCATTGTTGACGCACGCATCCATAATTATGATACAGTGGTATCTGGGAAAGAGGACTACGATGACCACATCCGTGAACTCAGAGAAGCCCAGCGCACATCTGGAAATGCTGCGGGAGCAGCTCGCACGGTCGCTCCGCAAGTACGGGGAGGACTCTCTCTCCACGAGAACATTGCGCGCCGAAATCGCGCGCTTCGAACGGCGGAGGAAGGAGGGTCGTCAGGACCACCACCAGCACTGGACGGCGGGCCGGACCTGAAATTCAAGAAGGGCGGCAAGGTCCCGCCCTACGAGCCGGGGTCGCCGATCCACCATCCGGTGGCCGACGATCCTATCATCATTGGCGCCATCGAGAGCGACGTGCCCGGCAGGACCGACAAGCACGAGTGCTCGGTCCCCGCCGGTTCCTACGTCATCCCCGCTGACGTGGTGAGCGCGCTCGGCCAAGGCAACACCTTGGCTGGGCAGCGGGTGCTTGACCAGCGCTTCCGGCAGGGCCAGCACGGCCTCCCCGACATTCATGCCCACATGGCCAGAGGCGGCCCCGCCACGACGGTCCCCGTCGTTCTGGCGGGTGGCGAGTATGTCGTCGCCCCGGCAGCCGTGGCGCGCGCTGGTATGGGCAACCTTGACCGGGGGCACCGGGCGCTCGACAAGTTCGTGCGAGCAACCCGCGCCAAGACCGTGAAGACGCTGCGCAAACTGCCTCCGCCGAAGAAGTGACGGGATAGCGAATCCGTGCGCGCTCGTGCATGCATGTGATGCCGATCTGGGGAAGCGAATGGTCGACTACGCCACAGAGGTCCGTCTCGCGGTCCAGTCCGACGAAGAGGACATCATGGTCCTGTGCCGGTTACTCCACAAGGAGAACGGCCTGTGGACGCTCAACGAGCAAAAGGTGCGCCATATGCTTCGGCGCGCGTGGCGTAAAGAATTTGCCATTGTCGGAATTGTCGGGAAACCCGGCGCCCTTGAGGGCATGATCTTGCTGGTGCTCGACCAGCCTTGGTACTCGGACGACTGGATGCTTGAGGAGATGCTCAACTACGTTCACCCGGAGCATCGCAAGTCGGGCCACGCGAAGCGCCTTGTCGAGTTCGCGAAGAAGACATCGGAGGGGCTTGGTATCCCTCTGATGATCGGCATCATCTCAAATGAGCGCACGGAAGCGAAGGTAAAGCTGTACCAGCGGCAACTGGGAAGCCCGGCTGGAGCCTTCTTTGTCTACGGAGCCCGAACGGGCGACGTGGGGGCGGAGCACTGACATGGGTTCGAAGAGCAGCAAGCCGACCACCACGGTAACTCAGGCCGGGATCCCCGACTACCTGAAGAAGAATTACGAGACGCTGACCAAGGCGGCGACCAAACTGGCGACGCAGCCATTCAACCCGTACAAGGGCGAGATGGTCGCGGGCCTGACGGCGGCTCAGGAGCAGGCCATCGCCCGCATGGGCGAAATTCAGGGCATTGGCGACCCGTATTTTCAGGCTGGCGCAGACGCGCTGAGCAAAGTCGGGCAGTTCACCGACAAGGCGCTGGAATACGGCGACAAGGCGCTAACCTACACCGACAAGGGGTCGCAGTACGGGGCGACCGCCGCAGAGATCGCGGGCGACCTCCGGAACACGCAGATCACGCCCATCGAGTGGAGCCAAGAACAGCTCGACAAGTACATGAATCCCTATCAGGCCGAGGTCATTCGGGCTACGATGGGGAACATCGCCGAGAACAACGCCCAGCAGATGCAGGGCCTCATCGGCAACGCCATTTCCAAGGGCGCATGGGGCGGCGACCGGGCAGGCATCGCTCAGGCCGCCATGGCGCGCCAGCAGGATTTGGCGGCAAACCAGACGCTGGCGCAGCTCAACGCGCAGAACTACCAGCAGGCGATGGCGCAGTTCAACGTGCAGCAGCAGGTTGACTTGCAGCGGCAGCAGGCCAATGCGGCCCTGAAGGCGCAGGCTGGCGGCATGTACACGGGCCTTGGCGGCCTGCAGGCACAGCTGGGTGGCGTGACCGGCCAGCTGGGGAGCATGGCGGCGCAGCTCGGGCAGGTGCAGGCTGGCGTCGGATCTGCCTATGGCTCTCTCGGCACGGGCATCTCACAGGCGGCGATCAATCAGGCCATGGGCCTTCTGCAGGCGGGGACCGTCGAGCAGCAGACCAATCAGGCCTACGACAATGCCCAGTATCAGGAGTTCATGCGCAGGCAGCAGTTCCCGTACCAGCAGCTTGGCTTCCTGTCGAACATCTACTATGGCCTCCCGGCGACCAACACCGGCACTTCGTCGACTTACGCTCCGGCCCCGTCCATGGGGTCGCAGATCGGTGGCGCGCTGCTCACCGGCCTTGGCGCCCTGTCTGACCGGCGGGCGAAGAAAGACATCGAGGGCCTCGGCCAGCTGAACGGCCATAACCTGTACAAATTCAAGTACAAGGGCGATCCGGACGAGCGCGAGCAGGTCGGCTTCATGGCCGACGAGGTCGAGAAGACGCACCCCGAAGCCGTCTCGGTGCGCCCCGACGGCCTGAAGCAGGTCAATTACGCTCTCGCCATGGCGGCCAAGTCTGCCGACGAGGTGACCCGCCAGAAGCGCGCATTTGGCGGCGGCCTCGGCGTCATGGACGATCCGTCCTTCGACCCCACCGCCGGAGGGTTCTCCGGCGTCGAGATGCCTCTGGATCGGCTGGCCCGGGCGCGCGCTGCGACCTCGGCAATCGAGTCCGGCGGGCGCTATGACGCTCTCGGCCCCATGGTGAAGGGCGACCGCGCCTATGGCCGCTATCAGGTCATGGGCAAGAACATTCCCAGCTGGACGGAGATGTATGCCGGGCGCCGCATGACGCCGGACGAGTTCCGCGCCGACAAGGGGGCTCAAGACGCGGTCTACAACGGTCGCATGGGGATGTATCTCGACAAGTACGGCCCGGAGGGCGCCGCCCGGGCGTGGTTCACAGGATCCCCGACGGGCAAGGGCTCGGATGGGTACACCAGCGCCGACGACTACGCCTCCCGGTTCATGAAGGGGTACAACGGCGGAAACGCCGACATCCCGCGCGGGGAGGAGGCGTCTTACACGCCGCCCGCTTCGGCCAATGATGGGTCCGATTTCAAGGGCGGTCTGGGCTGGTTCGACAAGCCGGGGCTGCTGACCGGGGACATGATGTCGGGCGACATCCGCATGGGCCTCATGCAGGCTGGCGCGGCCATGATGGCTTCCAAGAGCCCCTATGCCGGGCAGGCGATTGGCGAGGGGCTGCAGTCCGGCCTTGGCGCCTATGCGGAGCTGCAGGAGAAGCGCCGCCGGGATGCTCTGGCGCAGTCGCAGATTGCCCACAGCAAGGGCGCACTGGGTCTGGCCGAGCGGCGGCTCAGTGCGGAAGTTCCGGAGATCGAAGCAAGGACCGCCGAGCTGAAACAGCGCACTGCGGCAGAGCGTTGGGATATTCGCCCCGGGCTCACTGGTTGGCAGGTCATCGACAGGACCAACCCGCAGGCTGGCGCTGTGATGGTGCCGTTTGGCGGACGATTCCCCGATGGCACAAAAGCCCCTCCCGCACCGGCTGGAGCATCGCCTGCCGGTGGCGGAGGCGCGGGCGGGGCTCCTACATCCCCTCCGGCTTCGCCCGCGCCAACCGCGCCCGCCGCGACCACCGACCCAACGTCGGAATCCGGCAACCATTACGATCCGATCACCGGCAATGTGCGCCCCGGCCTGCCGCAGGACGGCTTCGCGCCGCCGCCCGCGCGCAGCGAGCCCGGCATCACCGAGATGGACCACAACGGCAACCGCTATCTGTCGGACGAGCCCGACGATCTGGCTCAGCCGGAGCAGTACCCGACCAACCCGCAGGCCTTCAACCCGGAAGCGCAGCCGGGCCTGTTGGCGGCGGGGCGCGAACAGTTGATGGCCGGGCAGGAAGCGGCCGAGAAGGCGCAGCAGGCCAAGATCACCGCGCAGAACATGCGCGAGGCCATGTCGATCTTGAACAGCAATCGCTTCACCAAGGGCGGCGCAAATTTCGAGGAGAGGCTTGCGCTGGTGAAGAAGATCAACATGATCGCTAACCTGATGGGCAAGCAGGCGCCCTACCAGAACGAGGAGGCGGCAGCCAACTCGCTGCAGAAGGACACGTTCCGCATGGGCATGCAGGCGCTGCAGTCGCTGGCGGGCGGCCAGCGCGAGGCGGGCTTCATGCAGCAGGCTGGCATCGGCGCCGTACCCAATGGCGAGCAGAACGGGCTTGGCCAGCAGCGCCTTATGGCGTCGCTGGAGGTGCAGTCACAGCGCATGATCGACATGCAGCGCTTCCGCGAGCAATGGGCGCGGGGGACCGGCGGCGACCTGACCGGCGCCGACAGCTACTTCAACCAGAAGCGGCCACCTTCCTACTACGCCCGCAAGACGGTGCTCCTGTCGGTGCCGCAGCCCGCCATCGCCGAACTGATGGCCGACCCCACCCCGTCCAAGATGCGTATCTTTGACAGCCATTTCGGCGCTGGGACTGCCCGACTTATCGTGACAGGGGGGCATTGAGTGGAAGACGATCCCTTCGTCAAATACACCCGGCCGGGGTGGAACACGGAAGGCCAGCCGCCCGACATCCCGGAAGGCGGCGAGGATCCGTTCGCCAAGTACGTGCCCGGCTACCGCAAGCCGTCGCAGACCAGCCGCACCAAGGATTTCGTACGGCAGCTGGGTGTCGGCGCCGTGCGCGGCGTCGAGATGGGCGCTGGAGCGGTCGGGAGCGCTCAGCATTCGTGGGATCAGGGCTGGGGCGGCATGATCAACCGTGGCGTCGCCCGCGCCGGGGCCGGAGCCTACAAGCTGTTCGGTGGCGACCCCAAAAAGGCCGACGAGTTCGTCGCCGACATCGACAAGCTCAACCCCATCGGCGAGGAGGAGGGCGATAGCTATAACGGCATGCCGACTGCTTCCGGCATGTTGAAGGCGGGAGAAGCCGTGCACGGCGCTCTGCCGGAGCCCGAAACCGACGATGGCAAGTATGGCCGCACCATCGGCGAGTTCGTCCCCTTCGCCACCAACCCCGCAGGCGCATTCAAGCAGGGCGTTCGTAAGGGTATTTGGCGGGCAGCAACGGATCTAACTGTTGGCGCCGCTGTCCCGGGGGCAGTCTCGGAGGCCGCCGGGCAAGCGACAGAAGGGACCCCTTTTGAAAGCGCGGCGCGTTTTGGTGCTGGCCTCTTGGGCGGCGCCGGGGCTGCTGGTGTGCGTGGTGTTGCTGGCGCCGCCCGCGAGGCCCGCGTGGCGCAGAGGCAGCTGAACAATTCCGAAGGCCAGATGCAATTGGCTGGACAGCGCATTGCCGACGCCGCCAATGCCGAGACGGCGGCAAAACGCGCCCGTCTTGCTGACCAGCTGGAGACAGAGCCAGTTGGTGCCCCCGGCGTCCATGAAACGACGGCGCAGCGCATCGGAACAAATTCCGGACTCTATGATCTAGAAGAGCGGATGCGCGGCACCGATGCCGGTAGGCGCCCCTTCGCGGCGTTGGCGGAAAGCAACAACCAGCGCCTGACAAATGCACTGGAGGGCATGGAGGGGCAGACCAGCGCTGGGGAAGTGTCGCAGCAACTGCGTGCTTTGCGTGACGATATGGCCAGACGGGCGGATCAGGCTGTGGAGGCGGAGCGCGCCCGGGCGCGCGCGTCATCAGCCGCCATTCCGGATGAGCCCGCCCAAACGGTTGGGCAGGGCATCCGCGCCACCGCGCAGGACTGGCAGGACCGCGTGCGCCGCTATGTCTCGGGGCTCTACGGCATCGCCGAAAAGCATGGTGTTAACGCCGTCGATCACGGCCCGCTACTGAACAAGGTCGATGAGGTCTATCGGCCCGATCTGTTCAAAGAGTTCACTGCGCCGGAAGTGAAGTTGGCTGAAGAAATCCGATCCTCTGCCGGGCAGATGCCAACCCTGAAACAGCTTGACAGTCTGGCGGGGCGAATATCGCGAGAGATGCGTGAAGCCAATAAAACCGGCGACCGACAGGTATATGGCCGCTTGACGCAGGTTCGGAGCGCTATTGAGCAGTCAATCGACGACACCATCGCGGCGCGCATCGCTCGCGAAAACAGCATGGTTGCAGCCGGAAGGATGATGCAAGAGGATACGCTTGGTAGGGCTATTGGGCGATATCATGCTGATTCCGACCTCATCCATGTCGACGCAAGAGCAGCTGGTGTGGGGGGACCGCCTTCTGGACCATCTGGATACGCTTCGACCCGGATTCCGCGAGATCCTGCTCTACAAGATCAGAACCGACCCGAACCCGGAACCGGTGGCCGTCGCAGCCCTGCGGGGCTATTACGAGATCTTCGGGGACGGGATGTATCTGGATCTGGCGAACGATCCTTAGGGGTAGGCGCGCGGGCCTTGCGTCGGGCGCGCGGTGCCGCGCGCATGCAGCACGAAGTGTTCGATCAGGGCCCCCTTGACGATATTCTTGCGCCCGGGCGCGGCGTGAGAGGCTCTTATGGAACGCCCGAAAGCGATGTCCCCGGAAAGGTCTGGATAGCGGGGCGCCGGGGCGGCGAGACGATCCAGCAGTTCCTGCGCGGCCAGCAAGCGGCACGGCGCCCGGCTGATCAGGCTCTACAGCAGGTGTCGCAGGCAGCGGCCCTGTCCCTGCGCAACACGCGCGGCGCCTTCCGGCCGGACGGCACGCTCGACCCGGCCGTATACAAGGCGTGGGCCGAACGCCATAAAGAAGCGCTGAACGCCCACCCTCAACTGAAGCAGGTGCTTGGGTCGGTGCAGCGCGCCTCCGAGACGCTCGACGCAACGGCCAAGACCGGCGCCCAGAAGATCGCCAATTTTGAGAAGGGAGCGGTTGCTGACCTGATCGGGCTACGCGACTCTAGTAGCGTGACCAAAGTAGTGGGCTCAATCATGCGCTCGCCTGACCCTGTCCAGAACATGCGCGAACTGGCGCAGCGCGTCGGTCGCAACCCGGACGGGTCGCGCAACGAGACGGCTTTGCGCGGCCTGCGTCGCGCCATCGTCGAAGACATGATGGGAAAGATCCAGAACAAGACCGACATGGGTGTCACCGGTGGCCAGAAGTTGTCGTTTGGCCAAATGCGCAGCTATCTGAAGCAAAATCGGGCGGCAATGGCCACCGTCTTCCCGTCCGAGCAGATCCGGCAGATGGATCGTATCCTTGCCCAGATGGGCAGGCTGGAACGCTCGCGTACAGCCACCGTGTCGGTGCAGGGTGGTCCGGGAACAGCTGAAAAGATCCTCGCTCAGGGCCACAAGATGGCCAGCACCTCGCCAAGCTTTCTCGATGTGCTGTTCTCCTCGCAGGCTATGGGCGAAACGGCCGGAGCGGTGGCTGGAAGCGCCGTCGGCGCGCCGGGCGTAGGCGCCATGGTTGGGCGCCATATTGGGTCGGGTTACGCGCTGGCCAAGTTCCTGCTTGGCAAAAGCGCTCGCGCGGGACTTGCCACAGTCGACGATCTTGTTGCGCAAGGCATGATGGACCCTCAGTTTGGCGCCATGCTTCTGCGTAAAGTTCCGCTAGAATTCAAATCCGTTGCGCACATGAAAATGTTCGCAAATAGCTTTGAGCGAACTCTTCTTGCTTCAATGAACTCTGCCAACGCACCCCGGGGCGAAGACGATGGCCAGTAGCTACACTACCAACAAAAACATCGAGAAGCCCGCTTCCGGCGACTACCCCGGAGCTTGGGCTGCTCCGATCAATGCTAACTGGGACCTGATCGACAGCGCTCTCGGGGCGACGCTTTCTTTGGCGCTGACCAACGTCAACGTGACGCTGTCGCGCGTTCAGGCCGGAAACCTGATCATCAAGCTGACCGGCACCCTGACCGGGAACGTCCAGATCACTTTCCCGGCCTATGGCGGCTTCTGGGTGGTTTCGAACGAGACGACCGGGTCGTTCACCGTGACCATCGCCTGCGCTGGCGGCGGCACGACGATCACGGCAGCCCAGTCGGCGCGCACCATCGTCATGACGGACGGCACCAATGCGCGCATCGCGGATGACCGCGTCGTGCCCTCCACCGTGGCCGGGCCTCCCACGGGCGAGATCTCCATGTATGGCGGTTCGACGGCCCCCACCGGCTGGCTGGAATGCGACGGGGCGGCCATCTCGCGCACCACCTACGCCGCGCTCTTCACGGCGATCAGCACCAACTATGGCGTCGGAAACGGCTCGACCACGTTCAATGTCCCCGACTTCCGTGGCTACTTCGCGCGCGGCTGGGACCATGGGCGCGGCATCGACACGGGCCGCGCGCTCGGCACGACACAGACCGGAAACGTCGGCACCCACACGCATTCCGGCACCACGGCGTCGAACGGCGACCACACCCATAACGTGACGAATGCCGCTTGCGGCCTTGGCGGTGGCGCCTACAGCAACAGGCCCTCGTCGTTCGCCTCCACGGGGCCGACGCCGGGCACCGACACGGCTGGCGCCCATACCCACACCTTCACAACCGACAACGGCACGCAGACAGGCGAGACGCGGCCGGTGAACCTGTCTGTGATGTTCATCATCAAGACCTAACGGAGGGAACCATGAGGCTGCTCGGCATGGCCCTGATCGCCACGGGCCTCCTCATCTGCGCGGCAGCCTGCATGCCAGCTCTCCGGAACGGAAACGGCCTGATCGGGAACAAGCAGTCTCGCCCGGCCTGCCATATCGAAACCGACTACGGCATCAAGTTTTTCGACATGGAGGATCCGCAATGCTCTCGCTCCTCGCGATCCCGGTCTGCGCGGCCCTGAATCGGTTTCGGGGCGGTGGCCTCGGCGCTTCCGAGCTGCCGGGCCATCCGCGTTTCTATGTCTGGCCATTCGTCGGCCTCGTCGCCGCTCTGGTTCAGGAAAGCTGGTGGGGCTTCCTGTTCGGGGGCGCCTATCTGGCGTGGTCTTTCCTGCCGTGGGGTCACTTCATCGGCATGGGCCGCTTCGTGCCGAACAGGCCGTGGACCAAGCTGGAGGAGACGGTCGACCGGATTGCGGATGGCGACCCGCGCCTCGCGCTGGGCCTGCTCTACGTCGCGGCGCCCGTGGCGCTGTTCCCGTGGGTCTACATGACCGACGCCTATCTCGCGGGCCTGATGTCGCTTCTCTTCCCGATCCTCGCCCCGCGGGCCTACGAGGCGTCGTGGGGCATGTCTCCCAAAGGTGAGGAGATCCGCAACGCCGAAATCGCCGTAGGCGTCTGGTGGGGTGTTCTGGCGTTTGCAGGGGGCATTGCGTGACGACCACCGCGCAGGTTCTGCGGGCCGTCTGCCCGAACGGACGCCCGGATCTCATGGACGGTTTTGCGCAGGAGCTTGACCGCTCCGGCGAGGCGCACGGACTTGGCGTCGACCATGCGCTGCGCCGGGCGCACTTCATTGCCCAGTGCGCGCATGAGTCGGATGGGTTCCGCACCTTTCAGGAGTACGCCTCCGGAAAAGCCTATGAGGGGCGCAAGGATCTCGGCAATACCAAGCGCGGCGATGGCCCGCTGTTCAAAGGGCGCGGCCCGATTCAGATCACCGGACGCGCCAATTACCAGAGGTTCGGCTCCCTGATCGGCGTCGATCTCATCCGCGACCCATCAGCGGCGGCGCGCCCGGATGTGGGCACCAAGCTGGCGCTGGCCTATTGGGATGATCGCAATCTCTCCGCCTACGCTGACCGCGATGATGTGCGAGCCGTCACCAAGCGCATCAACGGGGGCTACAACGGCATCGAGCAGCGCCGGGCCTACCTTGCCCGGGCCAAGGCCGCCTTGGGGCTGCAGGACCCTCCCGTGGCCGCTGCGCAGCCTGTCGGGCTTCTCTCGACGGGGATCGCCGAACCGCCAGCGCAGGGCAAGGTCAAGGTGGTGCAGGAGCGCCTCGACGCTCTCGGCTATCACATGGTCGGGACCCCCGACGGCCAAATCGGGCCGCGCACCGTCGCCGCCCTCTCCGCTTTTCAAGCCGAGAACGACCTGCCCGTCACCGGCGCCCTCGATATGACCACGGAGGAAGCGCTCTGGAGCGCCGACCCCCACCTCGTGCCAGACGAGCGTGCCAACGGAAAGCCGGGCGATTCCCAGATCCTCAAGACCGCGACAAAGCTTCGTAATGGCGCGGCGGTCGGCGGCGTCGGCGGTGGCGCCCTGCTGCAGGTCATCCCAGACAGTCCGGATGCTGTCCTCGACAAGGCTGAGCAGGCGCATTCCTACTTCGCCCGGGTACAGGCCCTCCTGTCTCCCCTCTCGTGGGTTCGCGACTTTGTCATGGAGCACCCCGGTCTTGTCCTGATGGCCGGGAGCGCCGTCGTCGTCGGGCTCGCTCATGTCATCTACTCCCGCAGGCTGGAAGACTACCGGACTGGGAGGGTGCCTTGATCACCGCCGCTCTGTCGTTTCTGCAGGTCGGGTGGTCCATTTTGACCTCGCGAATCGGATTGGCTGCATGCACTTTCGCCGTCGGCTACGGCCTGTGCTGGTGGCAGACGATTGACGACGCCGCGCTGCGCGCCGCCAAGGGACGGGCCGAAGCGCTGCAGCGCGATCTCGATGCCGCCAGACTGGCGGCCAAGTACGACGAGGTGATCCTCACAGAGCAGCGCGAGCGCGCGACGAAGGACAGGAAGCTGATCGATGACTATGCAGCAGAACTCGCCAAGCGCGAGATCGTTCCTGAGCCCGTCACGCCAGAGCCGCCCCCGGCGCCGACGCCCGCCGTCGCCGAGCCGACCCCTCCCCTGCGGATCCCGGCGCTCCCCCGCCGCCCCGATCCTTGCCGCCTTACTGACCATGACCTTGGGCGCCTGCGCCCCATCGGCCAGTAAGGTTATGCTGCCACCTCTCCCGGCAGCCGTCTCCGAAGTTCCTGCGCCAGAATTGCGCCGGGGTCAGGACGCCCGCATCGCGCTTGCCGAGTGCCGCTCTGCACTTGCTCAGGCGAATGCGGTCATTCGCAGCGTGGACGTGTTCTACGCAGATCTGGTGGCGCGTTATGGCGGGCAATAACATGCAGATGCAACAGGAGACGGCGGACCACGTCGCGAAGATTGATTCGCGCGTCACGGGGCTGGAGGTCCAGTTCAGGGCCCTCGACGCGAACCTCACAGCGCTAGGAGCCGACACCAAGGCAAACTTCCAGAACCTCTCGGCGGCCATCAACCAGCTGGGCGCCAAGCTGGAGGGCTCACAGCGCACCAACTGGCCAGTGCTGATCTCCGGGGCGCTCCTGATCGTCTCGATCCTGTCTGCCCTTGGCGTCACCTTCTGGAGCCCGGTAAAGAGCGAACTGGAGCGTCTCACCGCCGAGACGCGGGTGCTCGCGAAAGAGAAGCTGGATCGCGAGGAGAGCGCCATGTGGACGCGCTTGCGAGACGAGCAGTTTGCCCGGCGAGACGAACGCGACCGGGACCTGCAAGCGCGCGTGGATAGGCTGGAGCACAAAGCCTATGGGTTCTAGACATCAGCCTCTACGTGTGCCAAGCTTATGCTATCCTCCGGAATGGTTCCGGATGGCGAGTGGCTCCTGCCACTGCATTTGTTGGCCTCAGTTCCAAGACCGACTGGCCGGGCTTCGCGCCCGGCCTTTTTCGTCAGGCCTCGATGGTCAGGCGCGTGATCAGCAGGCTCCGCATGTGCTTCCGCACGGCCGCCATGGCATCGGCCAGAGCGAACGCACTTGCGGGGCTGGCCCCATCGAGGGGCGACCCGTCGCCGTCGATGTTCAGGGCGTCTTCCACAATGATCTCGTCCATCGCCGCGTCGGCGGCCATGAAATACCCACGCTCTTCGTCTGCCCAGTTGAGCGCATCGCTACAGGCCTTGATCAGCTCCGGCCCGGTGCAGCGGATCCAAAGGTAGGACAGGCGCCCCTCTCCGCGCCGGATCTGATACACGACGTGCGGATCGAGAATAGTGGCGAGGACCCTCAGGGTCGGCTTCAGCTTGGCGTCTGAAATGCCTGCGCCCGTGTAGGCATAGCCCTTTTCGATGCGCGTCGGCAGGCGCTTGCGCGTCGCAAACCACTGAACAAGCTTGTAAAGATCCTTGTTCGTGCGGATGCTCACGGCAAGGGCGTGAACCTTCTTCTGTTCGATCATGTCGCAGCCCTTCTTCTTGGCGGGATAGCCAAGCTATGAAGTGCGGCAAAACCGAAAGTTCTGCAAGAGGAAAATTCTATATCATTGAATTTCAGATCGGAGAACGCCAAAGAACACGCGCGAACGCCAGCAAACGCGAAAATTCATTGCATTGTAGCGGCTTGCTTCGCTTCCTTCTGCTCAGACAGCACCAGAGTGACGACATCCTGCAAATTAGCGGCAGCTTCGATCAAGCGCAGCATCTGGCCCATCGTCGTCAGCGATCCCGGGTCGGCGGTCTTCATGATCTCGGCCCGGATCCCGCGCGCGATGGAGCGATAGTCAAACGGGCGGAAGGCCACATAAGCACCCACCACGAGATCGGCGACATGGGCCAGTAGCTCGGCCTCAGTCGGAGGGGGAGGTGTGTCTGCCGGTTCGCTCACGGGGCGGCCTCTTCGGGAAGGGGCGGGACGGGATCTTTGCCTTGGGACGAGGTTGATAGTCGGCGGGCAGGAAGGCGGGCACGGGCGCCTTTTCCAGAAGGCGGGCACGGAATTCCTGTTCCGTTTTTGACAAACGCCTCGACTTCGCGATGGCGTGAATATCGGAGCCAGCTGTGGTAGCGGGCTTCCCCCTCGATTTCTGCGAATGACACTGCTTGTGGACCCCTCTGATGTTACTGGGGCGGTCCTCGCCGCCAAGGGCGAGCGGCACGGCATGATCGTATTCGATTCCCTCCTTGCCGAGCCGCTCGCCGCACAGCGGGCATACGGCCTGCGCCAGCAGGATTTCAACCTTTTCCATCAGCGACAATTTTTTGCGCTTGGGCATCGGCTCGCTTCCTGTCGTAATGGCGCTGCTGGTTTTGCGACCGCGTAGTAGGCTCAAGATGGTCCGGGTTCACGCACAGCGTGTTGCGGCACTTGTGGTCGATCTCCAGACCATCAGGGATCGGCCCTCGGTGCAGCTGCCACGAGTACCGGTGTGCGTACTCGTTCCACTCGCGACCGGGCTCGCGAGAGTGGATCGTCGCGTAGCGCAAGTTCCACCGGCCGAGCCAGATCCAGCACCCGCTATTCGGTTCCGGCTGGTACTGCTTCTGGAACCATTCCGGCAGGCTCTCCTTCCGCTTTCGCATCCTCAGCCCCCTCGATGGCCGCCAGAATACGGCCGACAATCTCTTCCAGCCTGTCAATCCGGGTGGCCACCTTCGCCAGACCGACAAAGGTCGCGAGGTCGATGGCTGCCGGGGCGGGGACCTCACTCGCCTTGGCGCCCTTCACGAGGTCGCCAAATGCCCACGGGTCTTCGCACTCAACCGTGCCGTCGCCGAGGAACTTCAGCGTGATCATCTCGCTCATCCCGGCCCGGCGAAGCTGGATCACCAGAGGGAAGTGCGGCTGCACGCTGACCGGCTGGCCTGCGCCGTTCAGGAGAGGCGGCTGGCTCATTGTCGCTCCACAGGTCCCCGTATGACATCCCCAGCATCTGCTCGACGGGGGCGAGCAAATCCCTGCGCCGGACATCCGGCACGATCTCGCTCAGGATAAGCTGCAGCGCGTCGTCAAAAAAGGCCTTGAACTCGACCTGATCCATTTTCGCGAAGCTGGTGCTGGATACGATGGGGATAACCTCGCCGTCGTGCAGGGTCAGCTTGTCGAAGTAGCCCAAGCTGTACTTCAGGGCGAGGTGCAGCTGCTCCGCCTTTTGATAGACCGGGTGCCCCTTGCACACATGTGCCAGCAGCGCCCAAAAGAACCGGTGATGCCGGGGCGACCGGCTCTGGCGCACCAGAACCGTCACCGGCTTCATCGGAGACAGCTGCTCCAGAATTTCAAGGTCATGCGGGGTCATCGGCACCAGACGGGAATACTCCCGTCGCATCATCATCTCGTGTGCCACGCGCAGTCCTCCTGATGCGGGGCGGCTCGGGATGAGCCTCCCATTGCGAGCATGCCGCAGCATAGTGCGGGACGCCGTGCTTGGGGCGCTGCCCGGTCATCATCCACGCCTTGTGGCAGCGCCTTGGGTTGATGATCCTGTCGGGGCCATACCCGGTCGACGAATAGGTGGGGACCCAGTCGCTGAACACTCGGTCCCAGACCCATTTCCTGCCCAAGTAGAGGCAGGATCCGCATGTCGTGCCCGGCGGCCCACGACCTGCAAACGAAGCCATCCCCTCGTAGGTTCCCGCCGCCATCAGATCGGCGTCGGTGGTCTTCAGATTCGGGTTGGGGCCGAGCGGCTTCACTGGCCACCATCGAGTTCGCGCGACCGCTCGTTGAAGGCAGTGTCAAACTCTGCCCGCTCGTTCGCCGACCATTCCTCGCGGGGCCCGGCCCACTGGTCGAGCACGGACGACAGCTCGAAAATATCCACAGCGCTCTGAATATCGAGCAGGGCCTGTGCATAAGCCTCATTGGGCGCGTCGGTGAAGTCCGCGTCCTCCGGGTCGTCGAGCGGCGGCGGGCCCTTGGGCTTTGCTGCCTCTGCGTAGGGCGTCGTCGACCGCCCGCTGGTCACCTTCACTGCAGCTCCCCGCGTGTCGGATCCCGTGCGCAGGTCAAGGACGACCTCCTCGACTTTCTTGGCCTCGATGGCCGGGGCCGGGTCCTCGATCACCGGCGGGCGCTCGACCACGCGCAGCTGCTCGGCCTGCTCGATGCGCTCGGCCTCGTCCTCGTCATAGATCCCGGCAAATCCGAAGGCGAGGCGGGCGCACTGGATCCACGCCTTGTGCCGCAGCATGCGCTTCGTGTGGCTCTGCCACGGCCCAGCGTAGCGGTTCTGGCCGCGCGGCGGCTGGTAGACCTCATCGAGGTACTCGCGCACGACGATGGGCCGCGAGCGGTCCTTGCGGGTGATCGAGCACTCGATCCACGCCGGGCACGGCTTGTGCTCGTTCCCCGGGTGAACGGTGATGGCGCTCGCGTAGGAGAACTCGACGCCGTCCATCGCCTTGTGCTCGTTGATGATGCGGGCCCAGCCATCGACGCTGACGATGGGGATGATCGCGTCCTTGTCGGCGAAGGCGTAGATCTCTTTCGTCCACGGGTTCAGGCCATGCTGCTCGGCGACGATGAGCAGGGCCTGCATCTGCTCGTCCGTGATCGGCCTGTTGTCGCGCTGGCGGAACGCCGTGGCCTTCAGGGTCGACAGCAGCCTGTTGGGTTCGACGCCGTAGCGCTCTGCAAATCGCGCCACGAGCTTCTTGGACTTCTCGGTCGCCACCGGAACGACGCTTTCCTCGGTCACGGCATGCCCCTTTCGTAGTGATCCTTGATCCACCTGCGGATCCTGCGCCGGGCGTCCCACGACGACGGCGCTGTTCGAATATGAGGGCGCCGGTTGGGGCGCTGCAGCAGATAGCTGACGCGCCCGTGCCCGATGTCCTCGATGATCCCGGCCCGGAAACCGTCCTGCTCGATGCACACCTCCAGCAGGAAGAGGATGCCGTCACGCGGGGGCATTTAGCCTCGCAAACTCACCGAAATGCTCTTTGGCGGAAGCATCATATGCTGCTGCTGCCTGTTGCTCGGTTGCAAACAGTCCAAGGTGAATGCTCTTTCGGTTCACCTTGATTCCCGCTTGCCATTTGCGGCTGGCTTTGTTCCAACAGACGCCCTTGAAACTGGACGACGACCCCTTCTTGCTGGAGCTGTTCCGGCTGTTGCCGACGCGGTCGCAAAGCCGGAGGTTGACCTTCCGGTTGTCGAGTGGGTCGCCATTGATGTGGTCGACCCACACGCCATCGGGTGCGTCGATCACGTCGCGGTGGATGCCGCGCTTGATCTTGCCGCGCTGAATCGATCGGTGGACGTGTCCGCTTTGCTTCCGATGCCAGCGGAACGCCGACAGGCGCTCCACATCCTCGTCGTCAACCAGAACGGGCGTGCCGCAGTGTGTGTAGATGGTTCCCATAGCTAGGCTCGGTGTTCGTCCCTGATCTCGACGCCCACCACCGGGACCCCGGCGGAGATCATCCGCTTGGCCGCCTTGCGAATCGCGTCGAGGAGGTCCGGCTGATCCGGCACCTGCTGGAGAATGTGCTGGGCCGCTGCGGCGGCGTCCGTCACCACGACAACCTGCACGGTCCGGAAGCCCTTGGGGGCCTCCCTTAGGGGCTCGGAAGGCACCGGGCCGTCCGCTACCTGAGCGGCAGCCTCGCGCGCCTTCTTGGCTTCCTCGCGGCGCTTCCTGTCGCGCTCCACGCGATAGGCTGTGAGGATGTCCGACAGGCGCTTCTTGACCGTGTCGGCGCGCTCGCGCACCAAGCGCCACTTGTCGTCGACAGCCTTCCCCGCCTTGACCAGAGGGTCCTTCTCGGCGCGGAACCCATCCTCGATGGTCTTCGCCACGTCGGCCACGAGCTTCTTGAACTGCTCGCCCTGCGCGTCCTTCTCTTCATTGTCCACGGCACCGATCTGATCGATCCACGCCTTGATGCGGCGCTCGACCGACTTCAGCTCATCAAGCGCGACTTCCTCGGGAAGGCCAGAATTGTGGCCGATGCCCGTGTAGACGGGCGCGTAGGACGGCTGATCGATTGTCTCGGTCTGTGTGACCTCGACGCCCGGACCGAAATGCTTCTCGGCTGCGACGACGACCTGCTGGATCGTTTCGGGACCGGAGGCTATCGCCGCCGCCGTCTTCGCGGCCTGCAGCGCCTTCCCCTCCTCGTCCTCGATGTGATCGATCCCGTCGGGCCACGGGTTCCCCGCCATCACGGAGGCGTAGATCGCCGCCCTGATGGGGCGCGTCGCGCAGTGCGTCCAGATCTCGTATGGATCGGTCTTGATCTCGCCGCGCAAGGCCTTCAGGCGACCGTCGTCGTCAATCCAGATTGCGACCGGGTCCCATCCCTTCCCATCGCGGCTCTTGGCCCTGTAGCGGCCCGGCTGCGGCTCGTTTTCATGGATGGGAAGGGTCGGCGTGCCAATCAGCTTCGGGTTGGCCAGCGCGTTGCGCCACCAGTCGTGTGGATCTGTCTTGATAGGCATCTTTGCAGTCCTCTCTGTCTCCGTCATGCGACGTGGCCCCATGGAAGAACGCCCAGATCAGGACGTTCAGCGCGGCCCACGCGGCGATCACAAGCCACCAGTCGTGGAACGCCTGTATCAGCACCGATCCCACGACAGTCATTGTCACCCCCTTTTCCGTTTGATGTCCGACCAGATGTCGCGGAGGATCTCCCCAAGAGACTGCCATCCCTCACCGGGAGCGTCCTCGGGCAGGCGTTCCGCGATCATCATCTTCAGCGTGAAGAAGACCGGCGTCAGGGCGGAGGCTCGGTTGTTCCACAGGAACCACTCTTCGCTGCCGTCTGGGTGCCGATCCCTCTCTGCCTTGTAGCGCAGATCCAGCTTCTCGACACTCTCCCTGAACTCGCGCAGGGCGTCAACGGGCTGTTCACTTGTCTGAAGCAAGGCGCCTCCTCCACCGGCCCGCAGCGAGGCCACCCTTGCGGCCAGCCTTAATCGCCAGTTCCCTGTTTTGGCTGAAGGCACGATTGTCGGCCTTCACGCTCTTGCCACCTTTGACGCCAGCTACGGAAGCCAGCACCTTGTTGCGGCTGAAGGACCGCTTCTCATGCGGAACGGCCTTCCCGCCCATGGATGCAATGCGGCGCCGCTCCTCAGGCGACATCACCGCAAACCCGCGTCTCTTTTTCTGCTCGCTCATGCTTTCCTCTTTTTCGAACCCGCCTTGACGATGGGCCTCTCGTACCCAAGGCACCTGACGACAGCTTCTACCGTGGCGTTGTTGGGACGCTTGGTGTTTCCAGCAAACCAGTTCTGCAGTGTCTGCTTGGTCACGCCGCTTTTTGCCTCGATATAGGCGTATGTAACTTTCTCATCCGCGATGATCGTTCGCAGATGATCGATGACAGGATCCTTGTCGATGAAATTATAACTCAGGTAAAGCTTCACCTTGCTTCTCCCTTCTGTTGTCCACAGCTCAGGTCACGGAACTACGCGGTAGACGGTCTTGCGCGGAACGCTCGGGTCGCCACGGCGATGGCCGCGCACATTGACCAGACGCCCGTCGCGCAGGCGCCGGGTGAATGGCCGCACCTCGTGCTCGCACACCTTGCGGCCGGTCGGCTCGCCCTTGGGTTGCGCCAGAAGGCTGGTCAGGCTGGGGAGGGCGTCGCCGATCAGCACCGTCTCGGGCTTGGTCAGCGATACCGTGACCACGCGCTCGTGCCGATGGGCGTTCAGGCGCTGCCGAACCCCCTTGGGGGCAGCCCGGCGCATCTGGAACTCTTGCGGCCGGTTTTGTTCGAAATGCAGGTAGGTCATCACCCAGAGGCGGCACAAGTACACCACCGTCAGGTTCTGGTCATCGGCATCCTCATCGACCGGGATGAGATCGCCACCCAGAGACTCGAACACCACTTCGACACCAGTGATGCCGCCAGTGACGATCCAGAGGCAGATGATGCTGTTCTCGCTGTCTCCATCCCAAAAGCCGAGCCGCATGATGAACGGTTCGATCCGGCTGACTTTGAAGATCCTGTCCATGTAGGCAAAATCGTCGGACCGGTCGCCAATCAGGTGGTCGAACTCGGCGCCCTTTCGAGCAAGGAGGCGCCACGCCTCGTGCGTGACATCAAGGCGGCGCAGCTTGCGCGGATCGCGCTGGCCGGGGCGCAGCGACAGGTTCAGCCACGCCATGTCGCAGAATTTGTCAAAATCCATAGCCATCACAGGCTCCTCCAGTCTTCGGGCCCCGACTGCTCGGCGAGAGCAAGAGCGGCGTCCATCGCGCCCTTGGCCTTGTCGCGCACGCGCTCGATCTCGGCTTCGTGCTTGGCACGGTCGACGCCGTACTCGGCGTCCCGTCCGATGTAGTCGCGAGGGTGCGGCGCGCTGAGAATCAGCGCGTCAAACAGCTGGTCGTAGGCCTTTTTCAGGGTCAGCTGATGGCGCACGAGGTCCTTCAGGCTGGTTCCGTTGACGTTGACGTGGGCGGCCATCACGCAGCCTCCCCAAACTGAGGAACGGGCTTGATGGAGAAACGGGTCACCTCGGTGAGGCGCTGGAATTCCGGCAGGCGGTCGCCGAGGTATTCCTTGACCTCTCCCTGATCGAGCACCAATGACGTGGTGGTCGTGATCGTGATGTTGAAGGCGCTGCCCTCCGCGACTTCGACGCGGCGCTTGCGCAATTCGGCCTTGAGAGCAGCCACACGGGCCTCGGCATCCTTGCGCTGCGCGTCGGCGGCGCCAAGCGCGTCGGCAATCTGGACGAGGGTCATCTTGGTCGGGGTCATCGCAGTCCTCCGTTCTGACCAGATGAAGCTACACCAGATTGCCGCTTGACGCAATGCCTTTTTGGCATGATGATGAGGGTATGAGGACTGCACCCATCCCCATCATCCGGTTCATCCGCGAGCGCTACTTTCATGCGACGCAGGAGTCTTTTGCCGCCCTTCTGGGGGTGCATCAGGCCACGGTCGCGAAGTGGGAGCGCTCGACGTTCTCGCCGGACATCGATCTGCTGCGCCGCATCCGCAGCGCGGCGCATGGCGCTGGCCTGCATTGGCAGGATGACGTGGTTTGGGCCTATGCCATGGGAGACGGCAGCGTTTCTCCACAGGTGTGGATTACGCCGCGAATCCACCTAGACGAACCGTAGCGCTCAGGCCAAGATCCCCGCCGCATCATGTGATTCGGGGGTTTGATGACACTGCCGTGTCTGCCAACGCGCCAGCCGCCAGAAGGTTCCCCATGACGGGGCACCCACCTGATCTGGTAGAGGCTGTCGTTAAGGAGTACGGCAGAAAACGTGCGCAGGACGTGGCGGCCGAATATGGCCTCCCGTCCCGATCATCTGTCATTGCACTCTGGTATCGGGCGAGGCGGTCTGGTCTGATTGACAAAAAGACGGCGGTCGCAAAGACCGTAGACAGATCAGATAAACAGAACAGGAAGTCATTGATGTCCGCCCCAGCCAGAAAACATGATCCCGAACCCGAACCGAGGGTTGCATTGCCTATCGATGGCGATCCGCAATCGCGCGGATGCAACATCATGGGCCTTCATTATTTGTCGTGCAGGTGGATCGTCCGTGGATCCGGCGTGTCCGCGATCTATTGCGGTGAGCGCAAGAGCAAGGGTGCCTACTGCACTGCGCACGCAAAGCTGGCCTATGTGCCGATCCGCCTCATCCAGAGCAAGCGCGCCCGGTGAGACTGATGCGCGGGACGGTCCATCGCATTCCTTCTGGCCCGCCGACCCGCCGGGCGCTGAAGACCGCCGAGGACCGGCTGCAGGAAGCCTGCGTTGCGTGGGCTCGGACGCAGATGCCCAGCCTTCTGATCTTTGCCATACCGAACGGCGGGGCTCGCAGCAAGGCTCAGGGTGGCATCTTGAAGGCGACAGGCGTGAAGCCCGGCGCCCCTGATCTATGCGCGGTGCTACCGGGTGGGCGTTGCCTTTGGCTGGAGGTCAAGACGCCGGAGGGGCGCCTCTCGCCGGATCAGCGCAAGTTTCACGCGGCTCTCGCGGAGCGCGGCCACACCGTGGTGACCGTCTACGGATTTGATGAGTTCCGTCAGGTTTTTGTCAGAGCCGGGATCTGGACCCCTAGAGGCGCCGATGGAAAGCGGGGGGATCCGCCATGATACCTACAGCGGATCGCTTGCGCGAACTAGTGTCCTACGACCCAGAGACGGGTGTGTTCACCGCCTTAGTAAAGCGGAGAGGGCTTAACGTCGGCGAAAGCATCGGGACAGCACATCATTCGGGGTATCTTATTTGCAGCATCGACGGCCACCGCAATTTGCTGATGCACCGTCTAGCATGGCTATACATGATGGGCGAGATGCCCGTTGCACAGATCGACCACCGCAACGGGAACAAGTCGGATAACCGTTGGGAGAACCTTCGTCTGGCAACCTTTGGCCAGAACCAGATGAACAAGGGTGGTTGGAACAAGCATCTGAAGGGTGTCAACGCTGGTAAGAGGGGGTTCACCGCGCGAATCATGGCGTGCGGGCGCTCTTATTATTTAGGGCACTTCAAGACAGCGGAGGCCGCCCATGCCGCCTATCAAGAGGCAGCCACGCGGCTTCATGGCGATTTTGCGAGGCTGGCATGACCAGTTTCTCCGACTTCACAGACATCCCGCTCGGCCGCTACAGCGCCATTATGGCAGACCCGCCTTGGCGGTTCGCCACCTTCAGCGAGAAGGGGCGCGGGAAGTCGGCCGAGCGCCACTACCAGACGATGACGTTGGACGCCGTCAAGCATTTGGGCGTCGAGCGCATCGCCGCCGCCGACTGCATGCTGTGGCTGTGGGCGACAGCGCCGATGCTCCCGCAGGCTCTGGAGGTCGTTGAGGCATGGGGATTCACCTACAAAACTTCCGGCGTCTGGGTGAAGACTACGCGGGGCGGCGCACCGGCTTTTGGAACAGGGTACATCCTGCGCTCCGCGCACGAGCCCTTCATCATCGCCACGCGCGGCAAGCCGCCGATCTGCTCGCGATCCATTCGCTCCGTGGTGATGGATCATCGTCGCGCCCACAGCCAGAAGCCAGACAGTGCCCGCGTCATGTTTGAGCGCATGACGGTGCCGCAGCGCATCGAACTTTTCGCGCGAACCACCCCAGAGGACTGGGACGTGTTTGGCAACGAGACCGACCACTTCACGGAGGGCTGCCATGTCGAAGTCGCGGGTCAGGCTTCCTGACTACCTGATTGCAGAGGCAGAGCTTCTGGGGCTTCCGCCACCCGTGATGGAGGTCGGGGCTCGGCACCTGAAGGTCTACATCGACGGTCATCTGGTGACGGTCCTGTCGCACGGGTCCACGAAGGAGGGATGCCGCACGACGCGGCTGAACACGCTGCGCGCCATACGGCACTTCGCTCGGGAGCGCGCGCATGGATGAGATTACCCGGCAGGCGGACGAGATCGAGCTGCTCTGCGCCGAGCGGCGCGACCACATCGCCGCGATGAAGCGCAGCAAGAAGATCCACTACGCCCCGGAGATCATCGCCTTGGCCGAGGTCCGCTTGGACATCCTCCGCCGGGCCGCGCGCACCATGCGCGCCATCGCCAACAATGCCGAGGCCGTCAGGGCCGCGCTGAAGAAGGGAGTTAACCATGGTTGACTGGTTCCGCTCGTGGCACGGCGCTCCGATGGACGCCAAGTTTTTGGTCGTGGCGCGTAACGCAGGTGTAACGCCGGGTATCGTTTCGTGGCTGTTTTGGCACCTCTGCGACATCGCATCGAGCGACTCCGAGGACCGGGGAAGCATCTCTTCCTTCGACCCCGAAACCGCCTCGGTGTGGACGGGATGGCCGCAGGAACAGATTGAGTCAGCGCTTCATGCGATGCGTGAAAAAGGAATGATAACTAACGAAAATCGCTTACATAATTGGGAGAAGAGACAGCCGAAGCGAGAGGATGATTCGAGGGATCGTGTCAGAGCGTTTCGTGCACGGCGTGACGCAGAGAAACGCGATGTAACGCAGTGTAACGCCCCAGAGGAGAAGAGAGTAGAGGAGAATCCCTCTACGGAAGAGTCTCCTCCGACTCCAACTGAGACTCGGACTCGTTCCTCGACGCGAAAAACTCGCGTCTCGGCGACCGAGCCTCCGCCGGGCTTCGACCTGTTCTGGCAGGCGTACCCCCGGCGAGACGCGAAGCGCGATGCGATGCAGGCGTTCCGCAAGGCGCTGGAGACAGGCGCCACGGCCGAGGAGCTGCTGCGCGGCGCCCGGTCCTACAGCGAGCACTGCAGCCGCCTGAAGGCCGACGAGAGGCGGTTCATCAAGCTTCCGGCGACATGGCTCAACAAGGGCTGCTGGGAGGACGAGGGGCTGTTCAGCCGGGCCAGCGGCTTCACGCTGTCGAAGCGCGCGGCGAGGGCGACATGAGCGGCGCGGCGGATATCCTTGCCCGGGAGGGCATCCGGTGCTCGTCGGCGCCGGGCGACCACCACACCACCTGCCCTAGGTGTTCCTACTTACGCCGAAAGAAAACGCAGCGCTGCCTTTCGGTCACGGTGACGAATCAGGAAACGTTGTGGCTATGCTGGCATTGCGGCTTTTCGGGAGGACTGCGACATGACGGAAATCAATCCGGATCACAGACGATGGCTAATCGAGGAAAGGCGGCTGGACCCGGACGTGGTCCGACGCATGGGGATCTACTCCGTCGCGCGGCAGCCGGATGGGTCCGCCGTGCCTGACGCCACGGGGCGGGTCATGGCCTTCCCGTTCTGGCGCGACGGCGAGGAGGTCAACACCAAGTACCGTGGCCCGCAGAAGCTGTTCTGGCAGCGCAAGGGCGGCCGGAAAGTGTTCTGGAACCGGGATTGCCTGAAGGACGAGCGTCTGGCCTCTGGCGCCCTGCCGCTGGTGATCTGCGAGGGCGAGATCGACGCGATGAGCCTGATGGCGCTGGTGCCGACCGTGGTGAGCGTGCCGGATGGCGCGCCGCCCGCCCGGGGCGCCGACGGCAGGCTGATTGAGGTCCCCGAGGGCGCTGACGACATCGTGGTCGGGGACGACACGAAATTCGAGTTCCTGCACGCCGACTGGGGTCTGCTGGCGAAGGTGAAGCGGATCATCATCGCGGTCGACGCGGACGAGCCGGGCCAGAGGCTGGCGAAGGAGCTGGTACGCAGGCTTGGCAAGCCGCGCTGCGAATTTGTCGAGTGGCAGGGCCACAAGGACGCCAACGAGGTGCTCTGCCACGAGGGGCTGCAGGCGCTATCGGATTGCTTCTACGACGCCAAGCCCTACCCGGTGAGCGGCATCTACGGGCCGGACGACCTTCCGCCCCGCCAGCCGTTCGAATATGGCTCGACGCCGTGGGGGAGGCTGGACGAGATCCTGAAGCCGTACTGCCCGGCGCTGACCATCGTCACCGGGTTCGCCAACCACGGCAAGAGCGCATGGACCATGCAGCTTGCCGCGCACCTCATGGCGCGCCACGACTGGCCGACGGCGGTTTCCTCTTTCGAGATGCTGCCGGAGGTGGTCCTGCACGCCATGGAGAGGGCGGCGGCGGAGAGCATCCCGGGGCCGAAGGTGGACGCCATGCGCCGGGCTCACGAGCTGATGCGAAACCGGCTGAAATTCATCTCGCCCGACCCCGAGCAGGACGAGGTGACGGACGTGGACTGGCTGCTCGACAGGGCGACGACATGCGTCATCCGCTATGGCATCAAGCACCTGATCCTCGACCCGTGGAACGAGATCGAGCACAACCGCCGCCGTGACGAATCGCTGACCGAGTACACCGGGCGGGCGTTGCGCAAGATCCACCGCTGGCGGCGCCAGATGGAGTGCTCTGTGACCATCGTGGCGCACCCGACCAAGAGCGCAGCGGCCAAGGACCCGGAAGACCTGACGCTCTACGACGTGAGCGACTCGGCGCACTTCGCGAACAAGGCCGACGTGGGCATCGTCGTGGCCCGTCTGGGGGACGTGGCGAACCCGCAGGAGCGCATGACGGGCGTCTACGTCAAGAAGGTGCGCTACCAGCCAGAGACGGGCCTGTTGGGCTCTGTGGAGCTTGTTTTTGACAGGGACGCGCGGACCTTCCATTGACAGGCCCTGCGCGCCGGTGCAGTGTCGCATCACGAGGTGGCGAGCCGCACGACACTTGCTGCCTCTCTTGGCCCCGACGCTATGGCAGATTTCGCAGTCCTCCACGAGCGTCGGGGCCGCTCAATCACCGCACACACCAAAGATACCAGCGCACCAGCAGAAACCCCGCCGCAAGCGCGAGGCCTGCGACGGGGCAGAGAAGCCCTGTAAGGGCGATGGCGATGGCGACGGCCATGCGGTCAATCCACGTAGAACTGGTCCCGGTAGAGCAGGCCGCGCTTGGCGTAGCCGCACCATTTCTTTTGGGCGGTCGTCAGGTCTGTGAGAACCGCCGGAGGCAGCTTGCAGGTGCTGCTGAGCGCCAGCAGGTCGCTGAGCATGCGGCATCCCGTGTCGCCCGTCATGCCCTGTGGACCGCTCAGCCACGAGGCTGTCTCACGATGCTTGGCTTCGTAGGTGGTGCAGTCGGCGAGCGCCGGGGCCGTAGCCGCGACAGCCGCCGCAATGATGAATGCACGCAACATGGTCGTCTCCGTTCTGGGCTACCCGCCCCTGAGCCGGGCACCGTGGCGCCCGGCTGGGGGGAAGGTCAGGCCCGCTCTGGGGCGTGCTCAAACCATGCGTTGGCGATTAGCCCAACGACGGAGCGTATCTTGCCCTCGACCAGCAGCTTCCCGGCTTTCACGCCCCGGTCATAATGATTGGTGCGCTCGTGGTGGACGATGGCAACCAGCGCGGGCGCGTGCTTGTGTGGGAATGCGGAAATGGTGAGCCAAGGCTCGCCGTCCTCGGCGTTGCTGATAACGGAAACGCCGCTCGTTGTCTCGATGCTGAATGTGCCGATGCCGGGCACGGTGAAGATGTCGGCCATGTCGCAGTCCTTTCGGTTGAGGTGGCTATCCACCCGTGCCCTGCCGCAGGTACGCGGCGAGGCGGTCAAAAACGGTGGGGTCGGTGACCCCGCCTTTGATCTTATTCGCGGCCCACGAGATGACGTGGACGTTTCCCTTCACGTAGCCCTTGGAAGGCACCAGCCGGTCCAAGGTAGGCGAGCCGGGAGCCAACTTTCCCTCGCCGATGGAAAGGGGAATGCCGAGCACCGGGCAAGCATCTGGCGCCGTGATGTCCTCCGGCGTCAGGTCGAAGGGCACACCCTCTGCCCGAGCCCGCCGCCGGGCGCCTTGCAGGACCAGCGCCGCCCAGCGTCTCGGCGTCCGGTACTTTTCGCGTTGCTTGGCGCGGTACTCCGGCGTTCGCCTCTTGGCTAGGTCGCATGCCTTGCAGTCGGGAGCCCGGCCATCCCTCACCCCAACCTGCCGGTTGAAGGCAGGTAGGGGCTTGGCGATGCCGCAGGAGCGGCAGGTCTTCATCAGGCAGCCTTTTTCAGCGAAGCAAAGTGTTCCGTAATAAGCCACAAAGCCTGATTTACGCGAACCGTCTGGTCGATGCCCTTCACCTCGCGGGTCCGGGTGATGCGCTGAGCGCCCTCGCGGCGGCCGGTGAGCCCGCCCCGGATGGCATTCTCCTGCACGATGTTGAACGTGGTCCACAGCTGGTTGCGGGTCTGGCGATCCTCCCAGCGGCGCGTCGTGAGGAGCTGCTCCGGCTGGATCGGGGTCTGCTCCTCTTCCGTCTCGGCGACGCCGAAGCGGGCGACGTGGGCGGCCTGAGCGAGCAGCAGCTGCTCGTCGCGGTTGACGCCGATCTGGGCCCAGTCCTCCGCTTTCCCGAGAACCGTCTCGGCCGTCTGCAGCACCTTGAAGGTGCCGTCGATGACCTTCGACTGCACGTCGCCGGAGTGGCGCACCTTGACCGAGTCGACCTCACCGGCGTTGGCCACCAGCGAGTTCAGGCACAGGATCCGGAACAGGCCAGCGTAGAGGTCGTAGGCGGCGGTGCCGTCGTTGGCGTTGCGCAGCAGGATCTCGAAAACCGAGTCGCCGGTGCGAAACTGGCGGCCACCGTTGATGTCGTCGAGGCGGCGCAGGCGAAGCAGGTGCTTGGTGAACTCGCGCTTGCTGGCGTCGCGGGTGCGGGACTGCACGGCGCCGACGACGGCGAAGCCCTCACGGCGCAGGCCGCGCAGCACTTCGATGGTCGGGATCGGCTGGAAGCGCTCGGAACGGCTCTCGTGCTTGTCGAGCGCAAAGACGGACGGGGCGGCGCGGTAAAGCTCGGCCTCGGTCAGCTCGCGGGCGGCGCCGTCGAAGCGGGCGGTGTTGGTGTAGACGCGGGCGTCGGCGATGTTGCGGGTGATGGTGTTCATGGAAGCAGTTCTCTCGATGCCCGGGGTCACCGCGACCCCGTTGATGTGATCTATATGCCGATATGGCATCTTTGTCTAGACAGAAAATGAAGGTGGGTAGAATTATTTTTCGGGGCGCATGGCGGCGCGGGCGCGGCCAATGAGCCGGAAATACACGTCGGGGCGCTTCGCCTCTAAGGGCAGATCTTGGAAGTCAACGATGTCTCGAAGCGCTTCCCGCAGCCTGTCCCGCTCGGCTTCCAGCGCCTCGATGCGGTCGGCGGCCTCGTCGTCTAGCTTGGCGTGATATTCCTTGTGTGAACGGTTCATAGCGCGCGTGGCAAATGCGCGATGCCGCAACCTCTCCACCAAATCACTCACCCCACCCTCCTCTTGCTCCCGCCCGAGGCGGGCTGCTGCCAACGCTTGCGCGACATAGCGACGCCGCCGTTGCAGTCACGACAGACCCACGCATCCCAGAATGAGCGGTCGGCTGCATACTCAGGCTCGCCAATGTCCCAGCAGAGGGAAACGCCGCAATCATTGCAGATCGGCGTCAGGGAACCGTCCATGGTTCCTTTGTGCTTGTGGACGCCCATCCCATCCCTCCCTTTATTCGCCTTCGTCTTTGTCTTCGTCTTCCTCGGGCGGGAGGAGGCTGTTGCCGTCCTCGTCTTCCCACCCCATCGCTATCCGGCGCTGGCGCTCGCGCTCCGTCCGAGCGCGCCTCTGCTCGATCTTCTCGGGCGTGCTGCGGCGGTCGTGGTCCGCTGCGTTTTCGCGGGCGACTTCGGCAAACGCATCGTCCATCCAATTGTCACTCATCTCACTGCTCCAACTTGTTGAGGTTGTGGTCGGCGGTTAGTACGGCGCGGCACTGCTCAATGCGCCGCTCTGCCTCTTCGGCGTTGCGCCGATAGATGCGGGCGCCTTCGACCGTCTTTGCCGTCTTCGCGAAGGCACGGCATGACGCCGCATACATTGGGAGGCTGCGAAGGTAGTAGCGGGCTTCGTCGGCGGTCATCTCGTGTCTCCTGACTTAACCCTACATATATGCCATATCGGCATGAAGATCAAGCACTACCTCAGCCTGTGGAGAACCTTTTTTCGAGCCTTGCCGCAGCCGCAGAAATGATAGACTGGACAACAGATTCGCGAGGGGCTGCTGCATGTCCGAGCTGGATGAGACGCGGGCGCTGTACGAGGCGCGGCTCAAGGTCTTTGAGACGGCAGCTCGGCTGTGCGAGGCGAGCGTCACCCCTCAGCGGGTGTCGGAGATGATCGACGTGGTCGAGGCCCGCCTGCTGTCGGCCAATTTGCAGCGGTGCTTCGCGGTCGCGATGAAGGAAGACGGGAAGACGCTGTTCTTTGCTGGATGGGCTGGCCCGTACCCGGCGTGGTCCGATTCGGCGCGCACGGCCATCGCCTTCGCCCGGCAGAGCGACGCCTCCGAGTTCATCGAGACGCTGCCTCTGGATGAGCCGGAGGGGCGCGAGCGGATGTTCGTTCAGGTGATTGGAGGTCCGCTGTGATGCTCGACCGACCCTCGCCGGGGGAATTCGTGGACGCCGAGCCGGACTTCTCCGGCATGGGCGCCCGCCTCGTCGGCGGCTTTCTGTTCACGCTGTTGTCGTTCCTCGCGGCGTGCTGCGCCAGCGTCCTCGACGACAGCTTCATTCGCATCTGGTTCGTCTGCGCCGCCGCCATGATCGGGCTGGTGGCGCTGATCTGTTTTGTTTGGGCCGTGGTGGAGGCGTGATGAGCAAGGGCGAGAAGAGCGCGCTGGATCGCGTGTTGGAAAATGCCGACGCGGAACTGGCAAGGATCAGCGCGGAGGCGGAAGAGGCGGACGACGACGCTGCGTCCGAGTTTGGCGACTTTGAGGCAGCGCAGGCTCCCCAGCCGCAGGATCTGCCGTTCTGGGCGCCCCCCTTGGACCCCGGCCTCGACGCTCTGGTGCGCATCGCCGAAGGCGAGGCCAGCTGCGGGGCGTGCGTGTTCTTCGCGGCAGCCGAGCGCGAGTGCCGCAAGGCGCCTCCGCCGCGCGGATCTGGCCAGCAATGGCCCACCGTGGCCGCCAATGCGTGGTGCGGGGAATTCCTCGCCGCCGACCTGTTCCTGACCGGCACCTGATGGCGCGGGCCTACCAGCGCGGCGAGACGGTGTTCGCGGCGATGCTGTCGCATGCGACGTGGCGCAGAGGCTTCGGCTATGCGGCGCGCTTCGACCGCACGAAGCCCCTGACGGCGCATGTGGCGCATGACCTGATCCGCAACGAAGGCTGCGACACGATGGACGTGGCCCTCTGGTGGGGCGTCCCCGAGCACTTCGTCTACAATCTGCTGCGGCAGGTGACGGCATGACCGCGCTGCAGCGGAAGTCCGATTACACGGCGCAGGTCGAGATCGGCGACGCCTTGGCGCAGGCGTTCGGCGTGGTGGTGCGCCATCATTTCGACCAGTTCGCGCCCATCGACACGTATGCCCTCATCGACGACCGCACGGTGGGTTACGCGGAGATCAAGGATCGCGACCACGCGGCGCACTTCAAGACGGTCTACGTGTCGGTCCGCAAATGGGGGAACCTGCATCTCTACGGCAGCAGGCTGAAGGTGGTGCCGCTCTTTGTGGCGCGCTTCACCGACGGCACGATCCGCTGGCTGGATGTGCGCGGCACGGGCGGCGACGTGTGGTATCGCGGGCGCCGCGACAGGGGGCTCAACAACGACATGGAGCCGATGCTGGAGGTGCCCACGACGCTGTTCTCGATCCTCGGCGACGGGCGCAACCCGTGGATGTGATCGAGCACTGGCTGAACATCTATGAGCGGCCCGACGGCACGCAATATGCCGGTATTGCATGGACGAACAGGGCGCTGTGCCTGAGGCAGGTGAGGGTGGCTGGCGTGCGCCTCGTCTATCGCCTCCACGTCCGTCTGCACAACCGGCCCCAAGCTGTGGTAGGGGCTGGAGAATGAGCGATCCTGACGAGCCTGAAAACGATGAGGTGGTGGATGTCCCGTGGGCGCGCATCCGCGCTGGCGAGTGGCGTCCTGCCACGGTGCTGGAGGATCGGGTGAAGGATCTGGAGCAGGCGTTCGCGCAGCTCGACGAGCGCCTCAACGCGCTGCAGGGAACCGTTGACAGGCTGGGGAGGGCTGTGAAGTGAACGTCGCAATCGAGAACGCCAACTTTCAGGCCTTCCACAAGCAGATGCCCAACGGCGAATCGATGTATGTCGTGGTCGACACGGGCAATGACGTGCCCATCTGCTGGTGCACGGACGAGGGTGCTGCCCAGTGCATCGTGATCGCCCTGCAGACGATGGTCCGGCTCTCGCAGGAGAAGGGCACGGGGAGGCATCACTGATGCTGGTCTACACGCTGGACGAGGTCCTGTTCTTCGGCGGCAGCGCGGCGATCGTGCTGCTCGTCGTCGTGGGCGCCTGCGTCTCATGGGTGATCCGCACCATCATGGGAGTGGAGTGAGACAAATGCCGCCATTCGACCCCATGGGCGACGATGATCTCGACGACGACACAGAGGAGTGCGCCTGATGCCCAGCCTGCCGAACGCGAGATGGGAAGCCTTCGCGCAGGCTCTGGCACGCGGCGAGACGCAGGCCGAGGCGTATCGGCAGGTGTATGGGAAAACCAGCTACGCCAGCGCCAGCACCCTTGCGAACCGACCCCCGGTTATTAAAAGGGTCGCCGAGCTGAGGCAGAAGGTTGAGGCGAAGATCGTTGCCAAGGTGGCTGCACCGGCGATTGCGGCCAACATTTCCAAGGCGCGAGTGGCTGAAGAGCTTGCGAAAATCGCTTTCGCTGACATTTCCAAGGCGGTTGTCTGGGGCACGCGGAAGGTCGCCGTTCAGCAGCAGGGGCGCAATGCAGGCGCCGTGGAGCTGACCGTCGAGGAGACGCGCACTTTCGTCGAGTTTCTCGACAGCGAGAGCCTGCCGCCTGAGATCACGGCGGCCATCTCTGAAATCAAAATGTCAGCAGAAGGCGCCATCACACTGAAATTCCACGACAAACGTGCCGCCCTCATGGACCTTGCGAAGCTCTTCGGCTGGGTGATCGAGCGCAAGGAGATCGGGCAGGCTGGGGAATTTGAGGACCGGACCGATGACGAGCTTGCCGCCATTATCGCGGGACGAGTTGATCCTGCGGGCCGCCGCCGCCAAGGAGCTAAGCCTGCGGGAGGTGAGACGCTTAACTGAGAAGCCGCGCGGCGGGTTAATCGAGTTTGTGAGAGAATTCTGGCATGTTGTTGAACCTGTTAGAGAATTGCAGGAAGGCTGGGTTCTAGACGCGATCTGCGAGCATCTGGAGGCGGTGACAGACGGGCGCATCACGCGCCTGCTCATCAACGTGCCGCCCGGATCGATGAAGAGCCTGCTGTGCAACGTGTTCTGGCCCGCGTGGATGTGGGGACCAAGGGGTTACGACAATTATCGCATCCTTTCGTTTAGCTATGCGGCGCATCTCACTGAAAGAGATAACGAAAAGTTTCGCGACATCCTGCAGAGCCAGCTGTTCCGCGATTGCTGGCCTTCGGTGCGGCTGGTGAAGGCGGGCGCCACCCGTGTGAAGACGGCGCGGCAGGGCAGCAAGATGGCCTCGTCGGTGGGCGGCGTGGTCACCGGCGAGCGCGGCGACATCGTGGTGCTGGACGACCCTCACAACGTGGCGGAGGGCGAGTCGGAGGTGGTGCGGCAGGCGACCGTGGAGTGGTTCAGGACGGCCATGTCGAACCGCCTCAATGATCTGGAGAAGAGCGCCATCGTGGTGATCATGCAGCGCGTGCACGAGGGCGACGTGTCGGGCTGCATCCTGTCCGACTTCAACGGCGAGTACACGCACCTGATGATCCCGGCCGAGTATGACCCGGGGCGCCATTGCGTCACGTCCATCGGCTGGGAAGACCCGCGCATGGTCGAGGGCGAGACGTTCTGGCCGAGCCGCTTCCCCAAGCGGGTGCTGAACAACGCCAAGACGGTGCTGGGCAAGTACGGCTACGCCGGGCAGTACCAGCAGACGCCGGAGCCGAAGGGCGGCGGCATCATCAGGCGCGATCACTGGCAGCTGTGGGAGCACGCCACGTTCCCGCCGATGACGACGCTCGTGGCCAGCCTCGACACCGCCTACACGGAGAAGCAGGAGAACGACATGTCGGCCCTGACGCTGTGGGGCCTCTTCGAATGGAGCGGCTTCTACGGCGAGGGCGGCGAGCAGCTCAACGCCATCGTCAGCTATCAGGGCGAGCGCATGAGCCGGTCGAACGCCCACCTGTCGTCGTCGGTGCCGCAGCTGATGCTGATGTATGCGTGGGCGGAGAGGCTGGAGTTCCCCGAGCTGGTCGACAAGGTCCACGCCACCTGCAAGAAGTTCAAGGTGGAGACGCTGCTGATCGAGGCCAAGGCGGCGGGCCACAGCGTGGCGCAGGAGCTGCGGCGCCGGGCCTCGACGCTGGGCTTCAGCGTCCACCTGATCGATCCCAAAGGGCAGGACAAGGTCGCCCGGGCTCACTCGGTCGTGCCCTTCTTCGACGCCAAGCAGGTCTGGGCGCCGGACCGCAGCTGGGCCGACATGGTCATCAACCAATGCGCCCGCTTCCCCAAGGGCGAGCACGACGACGCTGTGGATTCCGTAACGCAGGCGTTGCGGTGGATGCGCGTTAATGCTCTGCTTACGTCGCCGGAGGAGATCGACGAGGACGAGCGCGAGGCGGCCGACTGGGGTCAGGCCAAGCTCTTGCCGCCCATATATCCGACAGCTGGATACTGAGCATGCCGACGACTGACGTGTCTCGCCTCGATCCAAACGAAGTGCGCGCCGCTTTTTCGTACGATCCAGAGACTGGCGTCGTGACGTGGCGCGTCAGGCGCAACGGTTATGGCGGCGGGGTCTGGCCGGGCAAGCCCGCAGGTGGCGTCGACAAATACGGTTATCTGCTGACCGCGTTCAAAGGCGTACGCATCCCGAACCACAGGCTTGCGTGGTTTCTGCATTACGGGCGTTGGCCGGTCGGGCAGATAGATCACCGCGACCTCGACCCGATGAACAACCGCATCGCCAACCTGCGCGAGGCGACGATGACGCAGCAGCGTGCCAATCAGGCCGTGCGGCGAGACAGCCAGACCGGTGTGAAAGGTGTGAGTAACTACCGTGGGCGCTACCGCGCCCGCTGCGCAGGCTCAGAGATAGGCGTATACGACACTATGGTCGAGGCGCAGGTGGCATATGAGCGGGCCGCGCGTGCCCGTTGGGGGGAGTTTGCGCGGACCTAAAAGGAGGACTGCATGAGCAATTGGAAAGAGCTTGACGGCATGGACGAGGAGGTCCCTGCCGACCTGAACCTCAAGCGCATGATCGACAGCATCAGGGAGGCGGCCGAGGACGCTCAGGCGGATCGCGCCGAGGCCGTCCGCGCCACCGTGGTGAAGTGGCTGATCAAGGATCCCAGCCGCGCGGCGTGGGATGGCAAGCGTCTGGTCAAGGAGGCGGCCATCATCGCTGCCTTCATCATGGGGGTGCGCGATGGCGAGGCTGGCTGAGACGTACCGGGGCAACGTGCGCAACAGGGCGCGCGAGATCCGCAAGCTGACGAACCGCATGCGCGACCCCTCCAAGACGGGGCGCATGCCGTGGTGGGCCGCGCTGCAGCAGGCCAAGCAGGAGGTGTCGAGATGAAGCCGCAGAAGACCACGATCCTCGACCGCTGGCTCGCCGCCATGCGGATGCCGGGCCTCTACCAGCAGGTTCGCCACAAGTATTGCGACGAGCACGGCTTCTGTGGGCTGGGCGTGCTGGCCAATGAGAGCGGCATGCTCGGCGACGACGTGCGTCAGGCATATTGGCGGTATCTGGAGCGCAAGGGGTGCGGCGGCTTGAAGGTAAGCGACGTGGAAGCCGCGGGTCAGCTATCTAAGGGCGTCGGCCGCCTGCTGGTGGCCATGATGGTGGAGCAGGGACTTGGGCCGGAGCACGCCACGTTCCTCTCCACAATCGTTCCGCGCTGGAACGACATGGCTCTGATGAGCCTCAGCGAGATCGCCGATCACGTCGAGGCGCTGGTCAAGGAATGGAAAGCGAATCCAAAGGCAGACCCGATCGATGGCCTGCTTCTCGATGGAACGGCTTTCAAAGCGCTGAGTGCGGCCCATGTCTGACGAGATTGGCCCTCAGGGTCTGCTGGACCACGTCGAGAGCGAGCTGGCGCGCGAGTTGCGCCTGCAGCGCCGGGAGCGGGAGGCGGGCATTCCCGCCCCCGAAAGCAAGGCGGCTATCGACGACCTCGTGCAGCGCGTCCAGAAGCTGGAGAGCGGCAAGTGAGGCGCAAACTGCTCAACGGCAGGCACGTCGTTCGCGGCGACCCGTCCAAGCGCAAGCTGACGGGCGAGCAGATCAGCGCGCTGCTGGCCGAGTACGAGGCGGTGAAGGCGTCACGCCCGGGCAAGCGCAACGCGCCGAACGGCTGGCGGGCGGCCAAGGCGGCTGAGCTGGGCGTCAGCGAGAGCCTGATCCGGAGCGTGCTGGAGGGAAGGATCGCAACGTGAGTGGATTGGCATATGCGCTGGCGGTCTTTGGGCTCGCCTGCCTGATCATCATCGGCGTCAGCACCGTCGCCGTCACCGTCGCGCTGGCGCTGCGCGTCAGGTGGCTGGAGGAAAGGTTCGTCGCGCTGGACCAAGCAGGCATGGAAATGCAGGTCAGCCTGCGCGACCTGCAGCAGACGACGGGCAACGCCAACCATCGCATCGACGAGCTGTACAGACGCACCGGCGAGCTTGCATCGCGGATCGAGTCGGCGTTCGCGTCCATCGATGCGGTGAAGAATGGCCTGCGCGGCGCCGAGCTGACCATGTCGGAGATAGAGACGAAGCTCTCCGACAGCGAGCAGCTGCATGTGATGTTCACGGATTGGCGCGCCGATTTTGGCCAGCGCCTGCACGCGACGGAGACACGTCTGGAAAACGTAGATGCGGCCCTGACTTTGCTGAAGGAGACTTCGTTCAACAGATACAACGACTTGGAGAAGAAAATTCGCGCAACTCAGGAGGGGAATGGGGAACATGACACACCGAAAAAGCACGTCGGCGATATGTTTATTGGTACTGGCGTTCAGCCTGCAGCTGGGGAGTGAGACATGGGCGGGGGAAAAATGTACTGGTTCGCCGCCGGATGCTGGGCCGTCTCAGCCGCCCTCTCCACCGTCGCCGCCGTCCACACCTCCGACGACGCCTCCGTCGCCGCCCACATCGCCAACGCCCTCGCGTCCGCCCTCGGCGCCCTTCTCTTCGGTGTCATCGCCCGGAAAGGGGTGCGATAGCTACGTGCTCGGCCAGCGCGTCTGCGCCAACCGGGACGTGCTGATCATCCACGACGACCGTAACGTCGTCAGGGCGCTGTACTGATGGGCGGGCGGAACTTAAGGCGTGGCGCGACAAGGCGGCCAAGGCGAAGAGCGAGCCGCGCATCGTCCTGAAGCACGTCAAGGTGAAGCGCGGCACTTCCGAATCGTCGAAAAGGGTGGTATAGTCCACCCTTCTTTGGATGGAAGACTGCATGGACTGGTGGCTCGATCACGTTGTTTTTCCGTTTCTCGGCGGGGGCGCGGTTGGCTGCGTGATCGGGCTCGTCAGCGCCATGGTCAGGCGATGATTTGGAGGACTGCGCATGACTACTGAAGACGGACCGGCCGCCAGCCCTGCCGAGCCGACTGAGCGTGAACGCCTGTACGGGATTGCGAAAGCTGGCGGCAACTGGTACGCCGCCGCCAAGCCCCTACCCGACGAGGCGTTTGACGCCCTCGCCGCCCCGCCCGCCAGCCCTGCCGCCACGGACGAGGAGGTGGCGAGGATGGTGGAGAGGCTGCTCCACGACTGCTCACGCATCGGCGAGCCGCACGATCACATGATCATGGCGCAGGCCGCCGACCTCCTCGCCCGCGTGGCGCGGGAGCAGGATGAGGCGCGAGATTGGTTGCGGCTGCGGGCGCATGACATCGTGGAGCTAGGCCAGCAGCTTGCCGCAGCCGAACAGCGTGCGGAGGCGGCGGAGAAGGTGCTCGCCATCGCAAACCGTGGTGGTCTCGATCTTCTTTATGCCGTCCGCAAGGCCATCGGCTGGACGGACAAGCATGCGCTATCGCTGCTGCCGGACGAGTGCGCGCGACTGAAGAAAGCCGCTGTCCGCAATGCGCCGATCTGGCCGGGCAAAGATTTCGATCACTCTCAACCCGGCGGTTTCGACGGCCCGACAGGAGCGGACTGACATGGCATCCCTTGGCGACCTGACCGACGAACTGGTCAACCTCACTCAGTTTTGGAACAACCACGAGGATATTCCGAAATCGCAGCAGCATTGCTGCCGAGCCATTGGCCGGAAGCTGCACGAGGCCGGCGGCTTGCGATACATGACCGATGCCTACTACCACGCCAAAGCGCGCAACAGGCACGTTGCTGTCATCCAAGCGTATTGGGACGGCATCGGCGCATGGAGGTGGTGATCATGGCGATTGTCACCAGCCAGCGGCAGGCATCATTGAACGAAATAGTTGCTGAGATGGATCGGCGTGGGCTTGTCATCCAACAGCTTGAGGAACTTCGCGACCGGCTTTGCGACGACATCAAGACACTTCGCGACGATGTCGAGATGGAGAAGCGCGTCCGTGAGGAATGGCGGCAGCGGTGCGAATGGGCCGAGCAGCGTGCGGAGGCGGCGGAGAAGGCGTTGGCCCTGCTGGTGGCCGACGTGGCCGACTATCCGGCTTGGCAGCGCCCTTGCCATGCACTGGATGTAGCCCGCGACCATCTCGCAAAGCACGCAGGAGGGGACAATGGCTGAAGAGGGGCAGA